CTATTTTATTTTTTCAGTCTCTTCTCGCAACCAATCAAATTCTCTAGCCGTATAGACCTTTTCCGTAATATCCGTGATCTTATGTCCCACCATATATTTGATGGCGTACTCATCCACGTCATATTTTTTTGCCATCGTGACGAAATGTTTTCTGCCATCGTGCGGACGGTGTTCAGGGTTTAGATTAAGCTCGTCACGAATGCGGCTAAATACTCTTTGATAGCGGTTATAGGTAAGCTTGATATTTTTCTGTCGGCTATCTGGATCGACATAGTTAAAAAGATATTTGCTTCCTAGCTTTTCGGCTTCTCTATATTTTCGTTCCACAAGGGATTGAATTCTGGGATGGATAGGTACGGTTCGGTCTTCGCCGGCTTCTGTTTTCATGCCACCAGTAAAGATCCATTTCGATAAATCAACATTGCTCAGTTCAATCAATCCCAATTCCTGTGGTCTCCAACCAGAATAACATTGAATCAGAAGAACATCAACGCAATATTTATCATCAACATGTTCCCAAAGTAACTTCATTTCATCGTCGGAGAATGGAATGTGTTCCTTCTTGACGGTCTGAATTTCTTTGATGGTTTCATCAGTCAAGGTAAAAGTTCGAGCGTAATTCTGTTTGACAATTTCATATTCCAAAGCATAATCCAGCATCAGGTTGAATAGAGACTTGATTTTGTTCTTCATGGAAGCGCTCGGTTTCTGCTCTTTTCCCTTTACGATGGCGACGCCCTCATCCATACAGCCTTTCACATGGCGAGCTCGGATATCCATAACTCGCATATCATAGACAGATGAACAATACGCCCATGCAGAGTCTACGGCTCTTGCACTGGAATCATTCTTCAAAGTCTTGAAATATTCTTCGGTCCACTTTTCATACAGTTCTTTTGCTGTGATAGCGGGTTCCAAATCATATGGATTCTTATTGTACTCTGCCAAGGCTGCATACGCATCGTTATAGGTTGGAAAATAAGATTCCGGCTTTAGTGGCTTGCAGATCGGCTTTCCCTCTGGCGTTTTTCCAACTGTAACCATGGCCCGAAAAGGGTTTCTTAGATTCCGGTTCTTAATTTCACTGATCTGTCCAAACCCATTAGGGAGCCGTCTCCGTTTGTTATTTTTACTTCGAGGCTTCCTAGGTCTGACATCTGGCTGCATGGGATAACCACAATGGGGGCAGAATGTCGCCTTGTCGCTTACCTGCAACTCACATTCAGGGCATTTTATCAACATGCTTCATACCTCCTCAATACCTTTGTAAAATGAGATTTTCCGCGTGGCAAGGTTGATTTATCATCAGTAATCATATATGATGGTGTAGGAATTGTCAACTCCTACACTAAACTTTTTAAAAGGATGGGTATATGGTTAGTGATGAAAAATTAACCTGTCGGAACTGCGGGGCAAGGGTGAAACGGTATGATAACGTGTCGAGAATTGTGCGAACAAAAGGAAGAAAAACATCATGGGTAAAGGTGGAACGGTTTCGTTGCCCTGTTTGCGGACAGATACATAGGGAATTGCCGGATTATATTTTTCCATACAAACAGTACGAAGCCGAGGTAATTCGTGGCGTTCTGGAAGGATTTATTACTTGCGAAACATATGGATATGAGGATTACCCTTGTGAAATGACGATGATTCGATGGAGGAATTCGCAGGAATTACAACTCCTTTTGTGAAAGATAAAACGAAAGGAGATTCATAATGTCAAAAGAGGAAAAGCACTTACCGACTAAAATTCGAATATTTGAGGATATGCTTTTACGATGTAAGAATTTTGGTCAAGCAGAAGCGATTCAAATCGAATTGACAAGAATGAGAGCAAAATTACAAAAATTATATTTCAAGAGAATGGAGTCCTAACAAGGGCTCTTTCTTTTTGTCGTTTTGCCACTGAGGTTGTTTTAACAAATTGCGGTTCCTATCCTAGAATAGCCGTTGAAAGGAGGTAACAGCCAATGGAAGAAATGATATTTGCACCGGGCTCCGTTCCGGTAGCGGTCGTCGCCAGAGTATACGGGAAAGATGCTTCCTGGGTTCGAGCCGGTATTATATCCGGATGGCTTCCCATTGGAAAAGCGACTAGAAACGGAAAGTTGATTACCAATATCGAAGAGATGAATTCGAAGTACGGACGCATCAACTTTTATATTTCTCCAAAGCGGCTCTGGGAAGAAACCGGATATTTATGGAAAGGAGAGAAACGTTAATATGGCAACAACGATTCGTCCAGAATTATCCGAGAAAAACCCATATTGGATTGAGCGTCACCGGTACTATGAATTGAAGCATTTCTGCCTACAGTATCCGATATGGAAGAAAGCATATGCCGCTCTGGATGGGCTTAGCCGCCGGCCTGCTGATATGGAGATATTCTCAAGAAACAGAACGACTGGCGATCCGACAGCTCGATGTGCAGAAGCTCGATCTTACTATTTGGATCGTATGAAAACGATCGAGCAAACGGCGATTGCGACAGATGCGGAACTATCCAATTATATTTTAAAAGGCGTAACCGAAGGTTGGTCTTATGACATTCTGAAAGCTAGATCAAATATCCCATGCTGTAAGGATGTTTACTACAACTTGTACAGACGGTTCTTCTGGTTACTGAATAAAGCGAGGGATTGAAATGAAGATTGTAGACATAGCAGTCAAGAAAGTCTATCGCTTCAACTGTCCGAATTGTCAGAGCCGATTGGAGGCAGACAGCAAAGAGGTGGTGGACATCGGAGGAAAGGTATGTAAATTCCATTGTCCTGTATGTCGAAAAGAGCGGTATATTGCCTGGTCCGACATGAGAAAGAAAATTGTGTATGAGGGCGAGGGAACGCAGAAATAACATCTTTAAAGACTGAGCCAGCAATGGCTCTTTCTTTTTTATCCTAGGATAAAACACAGTACCAAGGTATCCGAAAGACATGCTATGTTGATATGTGAAAAAATCCCGGGTAGAAAATTTGGAAAAATGTTTTGGAAAGGCAGGATTGAATATGGAGCTCATTCTTTGCATGATTATTGGTATCATTATTGGGATTGTCTTCGGACGACAGGTATTCCGAAGGGATGTCGTTGGTTCGCTGCGGGTCGATCAATCCGATCCAGACAGCGGACCTTATTTGTTTTTGGAACTGTCCCATAAGGGAGCGGATGCGATATATAAGAAAAGATATGCGGTCTTGAAAGTCAACATCAAAAATTATATTTCGCATGAATAACAAGTCCTTTTATGGAACAGTTAATGAATTCACGAAAGGAGAACTAAAATGGGTGAAAACGTCAAAGATTTGTTAAACGAGGAGATAGCAGCGGAGATTCAGGCAATATCTTCTCTGGATTCAGGTAGCGAAGAGAAATCAAAGGCTATAGAGGATCTGGTAAAGCTGTACCGTTTGAGAATCGAAGAAACCAAAAGTGAGCTGGACGCAGAGGATAAGCGAAGCCGGCGTACGTTGGAAAGCGAAGCAAATGTCCGGGAGAACGAGATTAAAAAATCTCAGTTGGACGAGCAGATCAAAGCCGATGTACAGGATGAGCAGTATAAGCGTTCTCAGCTTGACGAGCAAGTGAAGGATCGATATTTCAGACTGGGGATTGCAGCGGCAGAGCTTCTCATACCACTGATGTTCTATGGCATCTGGATGCGGAAAGGATTTAAGTTTGAAGAAACGGGAACCTATACCTCAACAACATTCAGAGGATTGTTCAATCGTTTTAGACCGACAAAGAAGTAATTAACCGGTCAGAAATGGGGAGGGCGTGATTTATACATGTCCTCTTCGTTTTTGCGTGATTTTTACAGACGCTATTATGGAAAGGAGATGCTACAAAGAGCTCTTTGTCTCTTGACCGTACACCGGAAGAAACCGTACAATAATAGCGGTTCTTTCGAAAAACGAAAGGAGATAATATTTATGAGCCACAAAATTATCAAACCCGAAGGTATTGAATTGATTGAGTACCTGAATAACGGATATGCGATTTGTAATCGGTGTGGAGCCGTCATGAGGCAAACAGAAGATCCGAAGACTGGATGTGGAGTTTATATCTGTCCATCGTGTGGATTAAAGGTGGACGAAGAGGATTACGAGTATGAGTCCGATGAAGAAGTAGAATGGACGGAAGAAATGCTCGATATGGAACGAGGAGATATTCCGCCAGCCGGATGCAGAGCCTGCGGAGGGCCATATCCATATTGCAAAACGTCATGTAAGCTATTTGATGACTAAAAATATTATTGAGAGAAGGTCTATGCTTCGGCATAGGCTTTTTCTTTTTGGAGAATAAATGATGCGATACCATTATGAAAAGCCCAACATCTATTTATCGATGTACGGGAAAGTATATTTTTGTGATCATCCGGTCTATCATTGCTGCACGCTGTTCCAAATCGGGGAAAAGGGACTGGCGGTTATCCAACAGCGGTTTGACGAGAAAACAAAGAGTACCTGGTGGGGGGAAGTAGATCCGTGGATTACGGATGATTTATATTTGCATCCACGATTTAAGGAATATTTTGACGGGCGTTCCGCGAAGGCTGTGGACGGGCTTTATCCGACCGTGACAATTCGCCAGATCATGTGGGCCTTAAAAATGAAGCCGATTAAACGTGAACGATGGGAGACAGTATTCGACAGACGGGATATTTAGTCCGCAAAAATTACATCTTCCTTTATGAAAACAAAGATTTATTTATGAAAGGAGATCACTATGGAAATCCAGAAAACGAATAACATACCTGATGAAGATATTCAGGCATTAAGTTGGTTTGCAAATACTTGCTACACCAGAGGATGTAGAGATACTTTGATTGGTGTAGGAATAGGTGCAGCACTAGCTATTGTTGGATGTATTGGAGCAGAGATGTATGACACGTGGAAGGAAAAGAAAAAATTGAAGAAATCCATAAATAATTTTTGTACGTTTGTTGAAGAGGAGTCCTAACAAGGGCTCTTTCTTTTTACGTCATTTTTACAACTCCTTTTATGGAAAACTGATTAAAAGCGAAAGGAGTTTAAGGGTGATGGACGAAATGAAAATCAGCTCAAAATTTACACGGATGTTGCTTTCGAAATTAGCAAAAGGGGTATTACATAAAAAACTTGGATATAACGTGGATATCCAGTTAAACGAGTTGAATGCTTCGATTTCAGATGAGAAAGCGCACGTACATGTGAGTATTGATGCGGATATGAGCAAAGAAGAACTCATGAAAATTCTGAAGAAAATCGGTTTAAATTAAGAGGATTGAGCCAGCAATGGCTCTTTCTTTTTACTTCGCAAAATTTACAATTCCTATTATGGAGAAACAGTTAGCTCATTGGTAGAGCGCCGCACTTCCGCGGAGGTAATCGGTTCGAGTCCGATACTGGTTCTCTTTTATTTTTATCAATCAAGAAAGGGGGATTTTAAGGAGGTGGTCAGAAATTTGAGCTTGGATGAATTGGATTTGATTCTATGCGATATGTACGAAATGGACGAATGGTTGCCAAATCCAGTATTTGACAAGAAAGAGTTCACCAGGGTTAGCAATACATTGTGGGCGATTGGAGAATTTCGAAATTATGTAGCTGATCATATTTTTCCCCAGACCCAAACGTCCATAAAAAATTTAGAAGCGATGGCTCATTCATTCACAGAGAAAATGAAAGACTTTGCTTCTATGAATCAAAAGAACAGTTCTATATTTATTGCCGCTAAGATAGTCGGAGAAAATATTCAAGATCTGTTATATGCCATGGAATAGGACGAAATGAAAGGAGAACATTATGCAAAAAGTTAAAATCTCGAAAAGAATTGGGCGTCAATTATATCGCTCATCGCCGACAATTTTAACGGTAGTAGCTTCTGTTGGAGTCATTACGACAACCATTACGGCTGTTCGGGCAACTCCCAAAGCAATAAAACTGTTGAAAGAAGCAGAGTTGGAGAAGGGTGAAAATTTAACCAAATTAGAAATTATCCGGGTGGCTGGATCAGCTTATGTTCCTTCTGCGCTGCTTGGAGTTTCAACTATTGCTTGTATCTTCGGGGCAAATGCGCTGAATCAGAAGAAACAGGCTTCTTTGATGAGTGCATACGCTATGCTCAATGAATCCTATAAGCAATATCGGAATTCGGCTAAAACAGTTTACGGAGAGGATGCGGATGATAAAATCCATGCGGAAATGGCGAAAGATGCTATGGTGTCTTCCTACGACTGGGGTTATCAGGTTTACAACATGGACATGGATTCCGAAAGTGAGCGGTTGCTTTTCTATGATCTTGCCTCAAAGAAGTATTTTAGAACCACAATGGCAGCGGTGTTAAATGCTCAATATCATGTAAATCGGAATCTTTCCATTAGAGGCGATTGCTCATTAAATGAATACTTGTCATTTTTGGGTGTCGAGGGTATAGACGGAGGCGATGATCTCGGTTGGGATATTTCCTATATGGTGGAAGAAATGGATTGTTATTGGTTGGATTTTGATAATTATAAATCAACTTTAGAAGATGGCCTGGAGTGTATCATTATCGACACGATGGCAGTCAACAAGTTTGAATGATTCGCAAAAATTACAGACCATATTATGAAAAGGAGGCTAATGCTTTATGAAAAACAAAAATTTTATCAAGGCCATTGGTATCGCAGTTACCGTAATCGGATTCGGAGTGAGTATCCTTACCGATTGGGTAAACGAAAAGAAAATGGATGAAAAAATTGAGGAAAAGGTTAATGAGGCACTTGCCAAAAGAGACGATGAAAACGAAGAGGAGTCCTAACAAGGGCTCTTTCTTTTTAGTTTGGAACAAGTGCTGATGAATGACGAAGTTATTCAAAAAATCCTAAATTATGCGAACGGGCATTTATTTGAACCCGGAGAAAATTGGCCTAAATCGGCTATCATGGAGCGTTCGTATGAAAGGTGGGCAGTTGATGAAATCTTACTGGCCATTATGGATCATCCGATGACAGAAGCAGACTTGGTGATAGAAGGCTTCATATTGAAAATGGAGTTATTCCTTCACATGTCGGAAGAACCAACAAACAACTACATATTTCAAGTAGCAGAAAATACGGCCGAGACACTTCTCGGTCTTATTTTATAACCACAACAATTTATATTTTCGAAAGGAGAAACATCATGAAGGTATTAAGAAAGCAGGAAATCGACACGGCAAATATTCAGGTAGGAGATCAGATGGTTATTCCTCTGGCAGAGCTTGGAGAGTTTACTGTAACGGCTCACAAGGTTACGGACGAGGGCGTCATGTTTATATTTGACGATTATGTTACCCGTCGGCCAATGAACAACCGAGACACAAATAAAGGTGGCTTTGAAAAGTCTGATTTGAAGAAGTGGATGGATACGGTTCTGTTTATGGCGTTTCCGGAGGAATTGCGTGACAAGATTTACGGACTTACTATTCCGACCGTTGGACAGATTGTTGGTCATGAGGACGAATGGGACAACAAAAATCTGGAACCGGATATCGATGAGCAGCTTCCTTTGATGAAAGACTGCAAGAATCGGATTGCTTGTTTTGAGGATCAGCTTGCATGGGGATGGCTGAGAAATGCTACAAAAGAGGAGTTTTCTTCGGCTTGTTTCGCTGTTGTGGTCGGCCGTGGCTATACGGACTACGGCAACGCTTCGGACTCTGATGGAGTTCGTCCGGAATTCTGGTTGGTTAAGCAGGAATCCAGGGGCCCTGTGCCCCGTGAAAACAAAGTGTCTTATAAGACTCTTAAAGGATGTAATCCAAAGAACAAGGTAACAAAAGAGTCCTTACAGGAAGAGATTTCTGAGAAAGAAAACGAGATTAAGCTTCTCAAACAGGAGATCAAAAATCTGGAAGAGAAAGAGATGTTTGCTAAAGCTGCTTCTGAGATGAAGAACTTGAAGGATCGGTTTATGGAAGCCGGCTTTACCGAAAATGAGGCGTTTCACATGGTTCTTGAATTATCTAAAACGGCTTTGGGAATTGGGGGAAGGAAGTAATGAAAAAAGAAATAGCCAAGAGCTTTTTGTCACTGAAAACAGCGATTAAAAAGCATAGTCCGGAGATTCTTACCGGAATCGGCATTGCAGGCATGATTACAACGACGGTCATGGCTGTACGAGCAACGCCTAAGGCACTGATTCTCATTGAAGAGAGAAAAGAGGAAATCGGAGCCGAAAAGCTTGAAGCAATGGATATGGTGAAAACGACATGGGCGTGTTATATTCCGGCAGCGATTACCGGAACACTCTCTGTTGCCTGCCTGATCGGAGCCAGCTCAGTGAATGCTCGGAGAAATGCTGCACTTGCAACAGCATATACCTTATCCGAATCCGCACTCAAAGACTATCAGGGAAAAGTAATTGAGATGTTTGGGGAGAAGAAAAATGAGGCAGTGAAAGATGCCGTTGCTAAGGATAAGGTTGAAAAGAATCCGGTAGTAACAAGAGAGGTAATCATTACAGAAAAGGGGAATACGCTCTGCTATGATGCAATTTCCGGAAGATACTTCAAAAGCGATATTGAAAAAATAAAAAAAGCAGAGTGCGAACTGAATCGGCAAATGCTGGATGATATGTATGTATCCCTGAATGACTTCTACTACGAAATTGGTCTGGACAGTGTAAAACTCGGCGACGAACTTGGGTGGAATGTCGATAATGGATATATCGATTTATCATTCAGCTCTCAATTAGCCAGCGATGGAACTCCCTGCCTGGTAATTGATTACAGAGTAGCTCCACGATATGATTACCGAAATTTGTTATAAACGCGCGAAAAATACAGCGTCTTTAATGAAAGAAGAATCACACATTTTCAAGAATTGAAAGGAGAATAAACATGGAAACCAATGAAATCATGAACAACGAAGAGGTTATGGAGGCAACTACTGAGGAAGTCGTTAAAGCGAGTTCCGGAAAAGGGTTTAAGGTTGCGGCTGGTATCGGTTTAGCCGTACTTGCAGGTGTTGTAATCTACAAGTATGTGGGTAAGCCGATGATTGCTAAGATCAAAGCCCAGAAGGAGCAGCGGATTATCGACGCTGAGTGGGATGATTCTGAAGAGCCAATCGTGGAGAACGAGAAAGAGGATTCCGAAGAAGCTTAAAGAGAAAAATGTGTTTCAACACGAGGGAGAGTACCTGTAACAAGGTGCTTTCCCTTTTTTCTTTTATCCGGAGGTGACATTGATGAATTTATATTTGTATGACGGACCAGTGATGGAATTTGACAACTGCGTTGCTAATCGTTGGACTGCTTCTACACGGGCGGTCTCCGAAAAGAAGGCAAGGTCAAATCTTACCTATCAATTTAAAAAGAAGAACAATCGACTTCCGGGTACAAAGATTATATTGCCTGGAAAGATTAGTTTAGTGAGTGGAAAGGAGACAACTTAATGGAGGAATATAAGCCGAATTCCCACAAATCAAAGGAGGAGCAGAAAGATCTCGTTCCCGAAAAACGTGTAGAAAAGGTGATTTCTGGGACGGTAAAGCCGAAGAAAAAGTCAGAAATGCAGAAGTTTGCGGACGTATTCATTTCTGAAGATGTCAATAATGTGAAATCTTATATTGTCATGGATGTCCTCGTGCCGGCGATAAAAAAGGCAATTTCCGATATAGTAACCAATGGCATTGATATGATTCTTTATGGAGAGGCTGGAAAATCGAAAAAGAATTCGACAGCATCCAAGGTATCCTATCAGAAGTATTACGACAGCGGAAAGAAAGATTATACGGCACCGAAGAGTCGGACGAGCTATGAATATGATGAACTCTTATTTGAAACTCGTGGGGATGCTGAATCGGTATTGGACGCTATGAATGAGATTATCGCACAGTATGAGGTGGTCAGTGTTGCAGATCTTTATGATCTGGCAAACGTATCCAATGATAACTATGCTGCCAATAAATACGGATGGACTGATATTGCCGGATGCAGGGCGGTTCGGGTAAGGGACGGTTACATTTTGAAACTGCCTAAACCGACGCCGTTGTAAAAGGAGGAATGCAAGATGTATGAGTCAGAAGACAAGATGGTATCCCATCCAGATCATTATATTTCTGAAACAGGTATGGAAGTTATTGATGTGATCGAAGCCTTTACCTTCGATTTAAAAGGGATTGAGGCTACCGATACCGCAAACATTATCAAATATGCCTGCCGTTGGAAGAAGAAAAACGGAATCCAGGATTTGGAGAAAATCCTTTGGTACACACAACATATGATTGATCATTTGAAAAAAGGAGAATAAATAACTATGAAGAAAGCAGAGATTGTAAAGAGCATGAACGGTTTTCTTAGCAAGACCAGTTTCCAATTAAAGAAGTATAGTCCGGAGATTCTCGTTGTGGCCGGTGTTATCGGCGTGGTTACGAGTGCGGTAATGGCGTGTAAAGCAACGACAAAGGTGGGAAAAATTCTGGATAAGACGAAGGAAGATGTCGAAGCAATTCATAAATGCGAAGAAGACGAATCCGTGAAGGACCAGTATTCCAGCGAGGATGCCAAAAAGGATTTGGCAATTGTTTATATCCAGACTGGAGTAAAATTCGCCAAGCTGTACGGACCTTCTGTTGTACTCGGTGCATTGTCGATTACCAGTATTCTGGCATCCAACAACATCCTTCGGAAGAGAAACGTGGCTCTGGGAGCAGCTTATGCGGCCATAGATAAGGGATTCAAAGAGTATCGCAGCCGCGTGATCGAACGGTTTGGCGAAGAGGTTGACCGTGAACTTAGATTTAATCTTAAAGCCAAAAAGTTTGACGAAACAGTTATTGACGAGGAAACCGGAAAAGAAAAGAAAGTTAAGAAGAATGGCTTCGTAGTGAGTCCGGCAGATATCAGCGGTTATGCCAGATTTTTTGAAAAGTACACTCAGGATGAAAATGGGAATTCTATCCTGAACCCTCACTGGGAAAGCAATAATGAATACAATCTGATGTTTATCAAAGCTCAGGAGCGTTATGCAAATGATTTGCTGAAAGCGAAGAAGCGTGTATTTCTGAATGAGGTTTATGAAATGCTTGGACTTCCGAGAACAAAAGCCGGTCAGATTGTTGGTTGGGTTTATGATCCGGAAAATCCAAAAGGAGATAATTACATTGATTTCGGCCTGTATTCCGATAATCTGAGTTATTCGGATTACGTTAATGGATTCGATCAGGCAATCCTTCTGGACTTCAATGTCGATGGAAACATCTGGGATTTGATGTGAGGGAAAATTTATAACTATCCCTAGGAGTTACTGTAATTCTTAGGGATAGCTTTTTATTTGGGAGGAATTTATGCACAGGTTAATCAAAGTAATAACGGTCCCGATATTGTGCGGTATTGTAATAGCTTCTTCCTTCTTTATATCTGAGTTCCACTCAGAGGGGGAAGACGTTGCTGCGATATCCAAAGCAATCGTTGTCGAAAAGACTGAGCCAGTTATTACGGTTTCGCAAGAGGAATCTATCCAAATTGCAGTCGAGGAAACGGAGGAGTCAACAACAGAAGCAATACCCAAAATGTCTCGGGAAGACGTGGAGCTGATCGCCCTCGTAACAATGGCGGAAGCCGAAGGTGAATGCGAAGAAGGAAAACGCCTTGTTATTGATACAGTACTTAACCGGATGGATTCGGAATATTTTCCGGATACTGTGTATGAGGTGATTTATCAGCCAAATCAGTTTTCGTCCATGTGGAACGGACGAGTGGACAGATGTGAAGTCCGAGAGGATATTTGTGAACTCGTCTACGAAGAACTGGAGTCGAGAACTAATTATGATGTTGTATTCTTCACGGCAGGGGAATATAGCGCATATGGTGTTCCGATGTTCCAGGTTGGGAACCATTATTTTTCAAAGTATGAATAAGGAAGGAGAATCATTATGCGTAATCTTTTAGCATTGGTATCTTATACGTTGGCGGCAATGTCTGGCATCTGCTTTGTTGGTGGAATCGCAATTCTGTCAACAGGAAGGGAGCACTGATATGGACGGACTGGAGAATGTAATATCGGTACTGGATTATGTTCTGGATACCAAGAGAAAAAGACATATCATAGGAGGCATTCTGTTGAGTGTCTCTTTTCTTTTTGGCGGTTTAGCAATAACCGTAATGACAATCAGAAACGAGGAGGAAGATGATGAGCAGTAAAGGAATGGCTTTCCTTGCATTCGTTGTTGGAGCAGGGATGGGCTCTGTATGCACATGGAAACTGCTGAAACGGAAATATGAGTTGATTGCTCAGGAGGAAATTGATTCTGTGAAGGCGGCTTATGCCACAAGGGAAATTGGAAAAGGTTTCGTAGAAGGCTTTTGCGATGGACTTAAAGTAGCAGAAGACAGAACTCAGAAGGACGAGAGTAATGTGGACTTCAAAAATTATGCATCTATCATCCAGAAAGAGGGCTATACGGATTATTCCAGGAGTGTCGAGGAAAAGAAAGGAGAGGCATTTGTGGAAAAGCCTTATGTCATTTCGCCAGAGGAATTCGGCGAATTTGAAGAATATGAAAAAATCAGCCTCACTTACTATGCAGACAAAGTTCTGGCTGATGAAAATGATGAAGAGGTAGACGATGTGGATGAAATTGTCGGTGAGGAGTCCCTGAACCATTTTGGTGAATATGAGGATGACTCCGTATTTGTCCGAAACGATCGGTTAAAGTGCGATTATGAAATCCTGCTTGACCAGAGAAACTACTCGGATGTCGCAAAGACAAGGCCGCATCGAGTGGAGGAATAATGACAAAGAACGAGCTTAATGATGCATATTTTAACTGGATGTATCAGCTTGTATTTGATGGAAGATATTCAAAGAAATTGTCGTATCGGAAGCTTTTAAAAGAGTTGCATCGAATTGAATTTACTTACAGTATTCCAATGGATGGAAACCGAGCGGAGGATGGAGTGGATTTAAGGTATCGGTTTGGTTACGAAAACGGATACAGCAGCTCCATGATCTCCACCTATTTAGATAACCGGATGTGCAGTGTGCTGGAAATGATGATTGCGCTTGCGATTCGGTGTGAAGAGCATATTATGGACGATCCGGACGTTGGGAACCGAACTGGACAGTGGTTCTGGAACATGATTGTCAATCTTGGCCTTGGCTCTATGAATGATTCCAAGTTTGACCGGGATTATGTCGAGGACATTGTCCAGCGGTTTCTGGATCGGAAGTATAGCCGCAATGGTGACGGTGGGCTGTTTACCGTAAATCACAGCCGATACGATTTAAGGTCTGTTGAAATCTGGTATCAGATGTGCTGGTACTTGGACGAAAATACTTAGAAGGAGAGATTGCTATGGGTCACAGCGAAGTAATGAAGTGGTTTGAAAACTATTTTCCTGATTATTCAGGGGATCGGATCGATGTATGGTTTCCAAATGGAAGAAACAGCATTCGTATCCGCCAGAAAAATGGTCAGGAATTTATATTCACTTATCATAATCAGAAAGATTGGAGATTTGAGACGATTACCAGTTTTCTGAATGGAATGAAGGGAGGAAAAAAGTAAGATGTGCGAGGTTATGAATTATATTTTCGGAAGTCTCAGCAATTCGGAGACGGCAATCCGGTCCATTCGGAAATCCCTGAATAAACAAGCCCGCTATAACCGGAATTTAAGCACGTTGGCTCTTATCATGACAGTTAATCTGGTTCTCCTGGAGCTGGACCGTGTGGAGCAGAAAAAGAGGATTGAGAAACTGGAATCGACAATAGAGGAATTGAAGCGCGATAAAGGAGAGTAAAAAATGAGATGATCGACTTTTTGATGATTTCCACACGTAGTACAAAGCGTGGTGTAATTGAAATCTATCCGAAGTTCATTATTAAGAAAAGCTCCGATCTGATGATTCGAGGTGGTGACTTCTACGCTATCTGGATTGAGGAACGAGGTTTATGGTCTACGGACGAACAAGATGCTTTGCAACTCATTGACCGTGAACTGGATAGATACGCAGAAGAAAGCCGCCAGCGCTTTGACTCTGAAATTAAAGTTCTTCACATGTGGGATGCGGAATCCGGGATGATTGATTCCTGGCATAAATATTGTCAGAAACAAATGCGGGATTCTTTCCACATGCTGGATGACAAACTGATATTCTCCAACACGAAGACCGATAAAAAAGATTACGCCAGTAAAAAGCTAAAATATCCGCTTGAGGCTGGTGATTTGTCTGCTTACGACAAATTGATGTCTACTCTGTACTCGGAAACGGAAAGACAAAAGATAGAATGGGCGATCGGTTCTATTGTGTGCGGAGAATCGAAAAAACTGCAAAAATTTATGGTTCTTTATGGAGCTGCCGGAACGGGTAAATCCACAGTCCTCAATATCATTCAGCAGCTCTTTGAAGGATATTATTCGGTCTTTGATGCAAAAGCTCTTGGCTCATCCAGCAATTCATTCGCATTGGAGGCGTTCAAGAGCAATCCTCTTGTGGCGATTCAGCATGATGGCGATCTGTCGAGAATTGAAGACAATACCCGGTTAAACAGTTTGGTATCCCATGAGTTGATGACCGTGAATGAGAAGTTTAAATCAACCTATTCCAATCGGTTCAAATGCTTTCTGTTCATGGGTACCAACAAGCCAGTGAAAATTACGGATGCAAAATCTGGTTTGATTCGACGACTGATTGATGTGTCTCCTTCAGGGAATAAGCTGAGTCCGAAGGAATACAAGGCAACCATGAAACAGATTGAATTCGAATTGGGGGCGATCGCGTATCATTGCCAGGAAGTCTATTTGAACAATCCCGGTTTATATGACGATTATATTCCCATTGCAATGCTAGGAGCTTCCAACGATTTCTATAACTTCATCATTGATTCCTACCATGTGTTCAAACGGGAAAACGGTACAACCTTGAAGGCTGCCTGGGAGATGTATAAGACCTACTGTGACGAGGCAAAAGTAGGCTATCCATTTTCTCAGAGAGTTTTTAAGGAAGAGCTGAAGAACTATTTCCACGATTACAAAGAGCGATTTAACATGGAGGACGGTTCAAGAGTGCGAAGTTATTATATCGGATTCCGGACTGAAAAATTTGAAGAGGAAACCATTGTGGAAAAGCCGGAAGAGAAACCGTCATTATTGCAGTTTAATGCAACCCAATCCATTTTCGATCAGGTGTGCTCTGATTGTCCGGCGCAGTATGCAACCGACAAGGAGACGCCTTCCATGAAATGGGACAAGGTAAAAACGAAGCTGTCCGATTTGGACACTTCTAAAATCCATTATGTTAAAGTCCCGGAAAACCACATAGTAATCGACTTTGATATTCCGGATAAGGATGGAAACAAATCCTTCGAACAGAATGTTGAAGAAGCAAGCAAGTGGCCGGCGACTTATGCAGAGCTAAGTAAAAGCGGAAAGGGGGTTCATCTTCATTATATTTACACAGGAGATGTAAAAAAACTGAGTCGTATTTATGACGACCATATCGAAGTGAAAGTGTTCACAGGTAAAAGTTCATTACGAAGAAAACTTACGAAGTGTAATGATTTGCCTATCGCAACGATTAGCTCTGGTTTACCGACGAAAGGAGAAGACAAAATGGTAAATTTTGAAGCGATTAAAAGCGAGAAAGGGCTTAGAACACTGATTAAACGAAATCTGAATAAAGAAATTCATCCGGGTACTAAGCCTAGTATCGATTTTATCTACAAAATACTGGAGGACGCATATGCCAGCGATTTGAGTTACGATGTGACAGATATGCGGAACGCAGTTTTGGCATTTGCTGCAAACAGTACGCATCAGGCCGAATACTGTATCAAGCTGGTAAATAAGATGCAGTTTAAATCAGCAGACCCTTCCACAGCGGGGAGAAACGAAGAAGCAAAACTGGTCTTTTATGACATTGAGGTATTTCCGAACCTGTTTCTTGTAAACTGGAAAATCGAGGGTGAGGGAAAGCCGGTTGTCCGTATGATTAACCCGACGCCGACCGAGATTGAGGAATTGATGCGGTTCCGTCTGGTTGGGTTCAACTGCCGTCGATATGATAACCATATTCTGTATGCGAGACTCATGGGTTATACGAACGAGCAGCTCTATAACCTTTCGCAAAAGATTATCAGTGGAAGTCCCAATTGCTTCTTTGGAGAAGCCTACAATGTTTCCTATACGGATGTGTATGACTTTGCATCTGCCGGAAATAAAAAGAGCTTGAAGAAGCTGGAGATTGAGATGGGAATCCATCATCAGGAGCTTGGGCTTCCTTGGGATCAACCGGTTCCCGAAGAAATGTGGACCAAGGTAGCTGAATATTGTGATAACGATGTAATCGCAACCGAAGCGGCATTCCACTACCTGAAGGCGGACTGGACAGCTCGACAGATTCTGGCGGATTTGGCTGGCATGACGGTAAACGACACGACCAATACGCTGACCCAGAAGATTATATTTGGGAACGAGCGAAAACCACAGGATCAGTTCAATTACCGAAATCTGGCGGAGCCGGTACATTACCTTGATGAAGAAACCGAATCTTTCTTGGCTGAAGCGTGTCCTGAAATGATGGCGCAAACGCATGGCGACGAAGGAAGCCTTCTTCCATATTTTCCTGGATACAAGTATGAAAATGGAAAATCGACATATCGAGGAGAAGAGGTTGGAGAAGGCGGCTATGTTTACGCGGAACCTGGTATGTATGGAAATGTGGCATTGCTGGATATTTCCTCTATGCATCCTCACAGTGCAATCGCAGAAGTTCTGTTTGGTGTGAAATTTACAAGGGCCTTTCGGGATATTGTGGAAGGACGAGTCAGCATCAAACACGAAGCCTGGGATGAAGTCAATCATATGCTGGATGGAAAGCTGACTCCGTATATCCAGAAGGTTATTGACGGAGAGATGACGGCAAAAGATTTGGCAAATGCTTTGAAGACGGCAATCAATTCGGTATATGGCCTGACTTCTGCCAACTTCGAGAATCCGTTCCGTGATCCGAGAAATAAAGATAATATTGTGGCCAAACGAGGAGCTCTGTTCATGATCAACCTCAAGCACGAGGTGCAGGAACGGGGCTTTACTGTTGCCCACATTAAGACGGATTCCATCAAGATTCCAGATGCAACACCGGAAATTATCCAGTTTGTTATGGATTATGGGAAACGGTATGGATACACCTTTGAGCACGAGGCTACATACGACCGGATGTGCCTGGTAAATGACGCTGTCTATATCGCCAAGTATAAAGACGGAAAGTGGACGGCCACAGGAACTCAGTTCCAGATTCCTTATGTCTTCAAGAAGCTTTTCAGCGGAGAAGAGATTGTCTTTGAAGATATGTGCGAAACCAAGTCGGTAAGCAGCGCTTTATATTTGGACATGAACGAAGGACTTCCCGATGTGTCTGAATACGAAAAAGAATTTTCAAAAGCAGAGAGTGATTATCGTAAGGGATTGCTTTCCGACACGACGTTTGAAAAGACTTGCCAGTCGCTGAATCCAAAGATTGCAGAAGGCCACAATTATATTTTCATTGGACGAGTTGGACAGTTCTGTCCGATCAAATCTGGGGCTGGCGGCGGTCTGCTTATGCGTGAAAAAGACGGACGATATTATGCCGCTACTGGCTCAAAGGGGTATCGGTGGCTGGAATCTGAGATGGTGAAAGAACTCTCCAAAGAAGATTCTATTGACCGTTCTTATTATGACAAGCTTGTAGATAATGCAGTTGAAACCATATCCAAATACGGTGACTTCGAATGGTTTGTATCGGATGATCCTTATATTCCAAAGCCGAGGATGGAGGATTTTATGAACATCCCAGAAGACGCTGACGAAGAATTACCATTTAATTAAAGAAAAGGAGAAGTATCATGGCTTATAAAAATGTACCTAATATTGTTATTGAAAACGCTCGCATTATTTTTCGGAATTTCAGAGGAGAAGAATCTAAGTATAATCGGGCTGGTAATCGAAATTTTTGTGTTGTTATTGACGATCCAGAACAGGCTGAAAAGCTCTTAAATGATGGTTGGAACGTAAGAGTTTTACCACCGAGAGAGAAGGACGAAGAGCCAACCCATTATATCCAGGTGGCGGTCAGCTTTGAGAACATTCCGCCAAAGGTGGTTATGATTACAAGACGGAACAAGACACCTCTTGATGATGAGTCCATTTCTACTCTGGATTATGCGGAGATTCGCAATGTTGATTTGACGATTCGACCGTATTCTTGGGAAGTGAACGGTAAAACCGGCATCAAGGCTTATCTGAAAACGATGTATGTCACCATCGAAGAGGATGAATTTGCCGAGAAGTATGCAGAGGAAGAAGGTCCGGAAGAAATTCCGTTCCGCTGATAAGCGACGGATAGGGTGCCTGATATTGCCAGCAAGGTAAATGTCCTAAGGCTAGAGGAAACAGCCCTATATTTCTGAGAAAGGAGAAAAAGTATGGAATTTTGGAATCGGAAAAAGAAGCGAACCACAGCGAAACCGAAAATCAATGCTTCTGTTCCTAAACCAAAAGTAAACAGCGAAAAACAAGAATCAAGCATTCCGCCACAGCCTAAGAAAATGGACATACCAAAGCCGGATAAACTGCCGAAAAATGAGAATGTCAGGAAAGAGTTTCTAAAAGCTTTTCACCAGTTGACTTACCGGCACAGGCCATGGGATGTATGGCGGGATTTTATCATAATGTTTGCCTGTTCTTTATCGAATCCGATGGATAAATCCCACTATGAAGAACGGGAAAAACGATATTTGAAGATTATCAAAAAATACAATAAGCAGGAGCAAAAATTGTTTCCGGAATTAGCTGCCTATGTGGTTATGGCTTTGGAAGATAATCCAGAGCAGGACTTCTTAGGCAGTGTTTTTATGGAATTGAATCTGGGTAACAAATCGACCAGTCAGTTCTTTACCCCCTATCATATCTGTGAGCTGATGGCAAAAGTAACGGAAGAAGATGTGGCGGCCATCGTAAAAGAAAAAGGCTATATCACGATTAACGATCCCTGCTGTGGTGCCGGGGCAACGCTGATTGCGGCAGTTAATGAGGCCAGAAAGCAATTGGAAAAGGTAAATCTGAACTTCCAGAATCATGTTCTGGTTGCTACTCAGGATATTGATGAAACCGTTGCTTTGATGTGTTACATTCAGCTTTCTCTTCTTGGAGTAGCCGCATACATCAAGGTAGGCAACTCGCTTACCGAACCAATGTCTACGGACGATAACGGAGAGAACTATTGGTTTACCGTAATGTATTTTTCGGATGTGTGGGCTATGAGAAGATTGTTTCACAAGATATGAAAGGATGGGTAGTATGGTAAAGTCTGTACAATTAAGGAAAGAAGACTGTTATTGTGATTTGACCAAATTCTATGAAAATGTGGCTCGAAAAATACCGGCGGAGATAACGGATAAAACTTGTTTCGACTGTCGGAAAATTTGCGTCACAAAATCAGTCCAAGAAGCTCTATGGTCGTATTATCGTGACGAAAAAGAAAAGACCGACGAGCAGATTGCTACGATGTTGTTGGGATACGGGCCGAAGGCAAACTTGGAAGAGCATGGTATTCTGGAATATCGGGCTGAGGTTGAAGATGGATTCATAGTATGTGAGGAGGGATAGACGTGAATGGCCGTTAAACTATATGACTACCAGATAGCAGCCGTTGAAAAAATGAGAAATGGCTGTATTCTGTGCGGCGGCGTTGGAAGCGGAAAGTCCAGAACAGCGTTGGCTTATTACTATCTTCAGAATGGAGGAAATCCAGATTGTTTGATGGGACTTGAGGATTATGTTGCGATGGACGATCCCCCAAAGGACTTATACATCATCACAACAGCCAGAAAGCGAGACACGATGGAATGGGAGGGTGATCTTTCGCCTTTCCTTCTTTCGGTTCACGAGGATGTTAATTTATATTCAAATCAGGTTATCGTGGATTCCTGGAATAATATCAAGAAGTATGCCGATGTGAAGGATGCTTTCTTTATATTTGACGAGCAGAGAGTAATCGGTTCCGGGGCTTGGGTGAAGGCATTCCTGAAAATCACCAAATCAAACCAATGGATTCTATTATCTGCAACTCCGGGAGATACCTGGCAGGATTATATTCCGGTATTCATTGCAAATGGGTTTTACAAAAATCGGACAGAATTCATCCAAGAACATGTGGTTTATAGTCGATTCAGTAAATACCCAAAGATTGACCGATATTTGAATACAGGAAGACTGATTCGACTCAGGAATCGAATCCTGGTAAACATGGATTTCAAGCGCCAGACGGTTTCTCATCACGAAGATGTGTTTGTCAAATATGATGTGGAAAAATACAGAGACGCTGGACGAACCAGATGGGACCCATTTAAAAACGAGCCGATTACAAATGCTGCTGGTCTTTGCTATATATGGCGAAAAATTGTAAATACGGATGAGTCTCGGCAGATCGCTTGATGGAGATCGTAGAGAAACATCCAAGAGCCATTATATTTTACAACTTCGATTATGAATTGGAGCTTTTAAAAGGATTGTTTCAAATTTATGAGGACGATGGAGTTTTTGAAATTGCAGAGTGGAATGGTCACAAACACCAGCCGATTCCAGAGTCAAAAAGCTGGGTATATCTTGTTCAATACAATGCTGGAGCTGAAGGCTGGAACTGCATCAAGACAGACACCATTATATTTTACTCTCAGAACTATTCCTATAAGATTATGAAACAATCTGCGGGCCGAATAGACAGGCTAAATACGCCTTTCAAGGATCTGTATTACTATCATTTGAAATCTCGGAGCGGGATTGATTTGGGGATCGGCAGGTCTTTGAAGGATAAAAAGGATTTCAACGAGACAAAGTTTGTAAAATGGTCTGGGAATACTCCATCGAAAACGGCAGCTTAGGTAGGTGAAAAGATTATGAATGAAGAATATTTGGAAGTAGATTTTAAAAAGTATTGCAAAACTTGTAAACATAAAGAATTGGGAGAGAAAATCGATCCATGTAATGAATGTCTGGATTATGGGTATAATCTCAATTCTCACAAACCTGTAATGTGGGAGGAAAAGAAAAAATGAGCTACGAATATGATCGATATTTGGCACAGCATAAATCTAACGTTGAAGCGGGATTTCGATGGTTACAGAAAAATCTTCCTGAGATCACGGAGGGCAGTGGCGCAGAGCATAATATCGTATTTGCACATGACCAATCCAAAACTGAGCCTGATGAATATGGCCCCTATGATATTTACTTTTATGGAGGAAATCGCTCTTATGCAGTAGTGGAGGATTTTCGAAAAGCCTGGTTGTTACATATTCATCGAAATCCTCATCATTGGCAGCATTGGGTATTGATCAATGATGATCCGGAAGAAGGGGAAATCGTTTTGGAGATGCCCTACTGTTATATTCTGGAGATGATTTGCGATTGGTGGTCCTTTAGTTGGTTTAAAGGAAATTTGCTGGAAATTTTCTCCTGGTACGAAGAGCATAAAAATTATATAAAACTGCATCCCAATACGAGAAAATTGGTGGAGGATATTTTAAGCCGCATCCAAAATAAGCTTGGGGAGGTAATGGCGAATGAAATCAACAGATAGCGTAATTGTGAGTTGGGATTTTTCCCATGGAAAAGACGTTGGTGTTCTGATTGTCGGAAAGCAGAAGAAAGGAAAAGTCGAAATTATCAACGCCTATCAGGGAGAAGAGGCCAAAGCGCTTTATCAAAAGTTAGTATTTCCCAAATCAAAGAAGACCAGCTTTAGCAAGGAGAAAACCACATGAAGCAACCGAAAAAATTAACCAGAGAGCAAAAAGAATGTTTATCTGCTCATTATCTGAATTGTAAAGACTGGATGCTGGTTGAAGAGACCGAATTCTATTACCGCATCATTAACAAGAATACCGGGGTGATAAAAAGCGTGGACAAGTTCAGAAGGATAAGAAGGAGGAAATCATGAAAATTCCACAAAATCCATTTAACGATGCTCTACAGACCTGTTTAAACAATATTGAAGAATTCAAAAAACGTGTGGAAAAAGAAAGTGAATTAAAAAATTCGTTACTTTCTCAAATGGCAAACTTTTATACCGATAATTTTCAGAACACTTATTTTAAAGAAGAGAAGACCAAAAGGATTGGACAAATTGAATACATCTTCTCTAAAAACGGAGTGTTTTTCGCTCACGTATATTTTCTCGATATTACAACAAATTCAAAGATCAGGAAAGTTTATTCTAATATCGAATTGTTTAGCTCTGAAATGGAAGAAATGACAGCAATATCCGAAGACGAGTACAAATTTGGGTTTTTCGATTATATTAACAAAAATATAAAAATAGTTGAGAATGAATAAAGGAGAAAAAAGAGTATGAAAACAATTAGAAACAACTGGAAAGTAGCCTTGATCGTAGCCGCTGGTATAGTGGCTGTTATTTTATTATGTGTGTTTGGTGTGCAGAGTTCTCAGAATAGAGCGTTTGCCTTGGAAGAGCAAGTCTATACCGCTGATTCAGATATTAAGGTTCAGGAAAAGCGGCGTGTAGATTTGGTTTATAATCTTGCCGATTGTGTTAAGCAGTACGATAAATACGAAGCTGAGACATTGACTGCAATTGTTGAAGGTAGAGGTTCCACTGGTGACATTGAAAATGTCACTACCGCTATTACTGCCGTTTCTGAAGCATACCCCGAATTAAAATCAAATGAAAATTATAAAGAGCTAATGAATGAACTTTCTATTACAGAAAATTTAATTGCAGAATATCGGAGTAACTATAATAAGCAGGTTAAAGAATATAACCGATATATACGGAAATTCCCGACAAGAGTTTTTCTCGATGTTCTCGGATATGAGATTCAGAACTATACCTATCTCGATTATGATGCTCCTGTTGACGCTCCACAGAATTTATTTGGAGAGTAGAAAATATGAGAAGATGTAAGCGTAGAAGTTTTGATTTTGAGAATTTCGAAATTACAAAACGGGAAATATTGGCAAGTATATCAATTGTAGCTGTTATGCTTCTGATTGGGATTCTTATTGCTGGAAAAATTTCAGATTATCACTTGGATAAAAACGAAAAATATAACAAAGCAATAAAAATAGAATCGCATGAACTGTTTGAGTATGGGATGAGAACCAATGTCGGAAACGCTTTTGTGTACGGGGATTTAAAAGCTGTCGATACGGTTACATATCCTGAAATTGGCGGCGAATATATGTATATCAAAAAGGTTAAAGAACGATACACAATGCATACTCGTCGGGTTTCACATAGAAAAACGGTGAATGGTAAAACTCATACTTACTACACAACGGAAACCTATTGGACATGGGATTATTCCGGTAGTGAAGAGCAGACATGTAACAAAATATTGTTTTTAAACCATGTTTTCCCAGTTAGTAAAATTGATTTGCCGGAAGAAGAGTATATAGACACTATTAAAGAATCCAGTCATATTCGGTATAAATATTATGGGGTAGGTTTAAATTTTACCGGGACTGTATTTACAGAACTGTCTAATAATACGATAGCTGACAACTCGCCATTTTATAAAAACATGAGGATTGACGAGACCGTAGAATACTTAGAAACTGATTTAGGAATATGGATATTCTGGATTATTTGGATAGTCTTAATTGGGATCTGTGTTTTCGGTTTCTATTATATCGATAACAAATGGCTTGAATAATTTGGAATTTTTGGGAGAGGGTCGAGCAATAATGAGGGCGGCCACAAGGTGGATATAGCAGTTGCATAAGGGATGAGTCCACTATGGAAAGGAGAAAAAGGATATGAATCTTAAACCAGCAAAAATTATTGCAGTAGATTTTGATGGGACTTTATGCGAGAACAAATGGCCGGAAATCGGCTCAGCCAATGAAGAGTTGATAGAGTATCTTCGTGATCGACAAAAGAACGGAGATAAGCTGATTCTTTGGACTTGTCGTGTAGATGACATGCTTCAAAAGGCCATTGAGTGGTGCAAAGAAAATGAACTGACATTTGACGCAGTCAATGAGAATCTTCCGGAAATCATCGAAAACTTTGGCTCTGATACCAGAAAGATATTTGCCAATGAGTACATAGATGATCGGAATATCTGGCCTCTGGAAAACGGAGTAGCTGATGTTCTTTATCTTTGTGATGGTAAAAGTTGCGGAGATACTTGCCCGGGTGTGGAATGCAAATATACATCCGATATAGCTCATGCCAGGAATTTTATAAAGGGTGACTATGACTCCTATTGGGAAAAGGAATCTGAAATCAAAGAGCCCGATTCACATGAGAAATCCAGTATGGAATTGTGGGCGGAAAGAGAAGTAGAAATTGCCTGCAAACACGAAGCACCTGATCGGAAACCAGGAGAATGGGATTACGGATGTGCTTGCTACGAAAGTGCATTAAAGGCATTCCGGAGTCTTTGTGAAGATGGTCACAGCGGATTTAGCATCAGCATGACAAAGTTTATCTTAAACCGATTGATTGAAGGAAAGCCGCTCACTTCTATCGAAGACACAGAAGATGCCTGGAGCGATATTTCTGATCGAAGTGGTCTTCGTGGAGAGATTGCAAATTACCAGTGTCGGCGGATGAGTTCTCTCTTTAAGTATGTATATGCTGACGGCTCTGTTAAGTACAGAGATGTCAACCGTTTCTGTGGTGTGAACTTGGATAATCCAGATGTATCCTACCACAGTGGCTTGATAGATCGAGTAATGGAAGAAAAATTCCCGATTACCATGCCGTATTTTCCGGAGAGCAAACCGTTCCGTGTGTATTGCGAGGAGTTTCTTACCGATCGGAAAAATGGCGACTTTGATACGGTTGGGATTCTCTATGCGATTAAGCCGGATGGAGAACGTGTAGAGATTAACCGATATTTCAGAGAAGGCGAAAAGGACTTTATTGAGATTGCCTCCTGCGAGTATGAGATGCGCCGAAAGATGTATCATGAGCTTCTGGAGAATCTGAAAAAGGAGAAAAATAGCAATGAATCGGAATAGATTTATTCAAGGACTAAAAAGCAATATTCAGCTTTCCGAAAAGGAACGGCGGCGGATTATTCGGAGAAGTCTTCAGAAATATCCATGGAAAACAAAATGTACAGTAGCAATGGAAGAATTCGCAGAGCTTCAGCAGCAGATCAGCAAACAGGTTCGTGGCTACGGAGACAGAATTGGACTCTTGGAAGAGATGGCAGATGCTTATATTTGTCTGAACTTCCTGGAGTCCATTTTTGATATTAAGCCTGAAGATTTGCAGAAAGCTATCGACGTGAAGCTGGAGCGAGAAAGGAGAAATTGTAATGGCGGGACTTAATATGCAAATGGAGTGGAAAACAAGGCTTTGTCAAGTTGGCGAAAAGCTTGGATATTTCCACGCATGGGAATATTATTCAAAACCTTTGGAGGCTAGTCCGTTAATGGGCGGAGCTCCGGCGGGAATATTTAGCAAGATGTTTGGTATTGTAGAGTTTTCAGATGGAGTCAGACGAGTTGATCCGTCAGAAATTGTCTTCTGCGATGAAGAGAATCAGATGCTTTCAGAGATGGAGAAAATGCGAAAGGAGAAAGAAGCCAATGATTAAAATTGAAAACGTAGAGGTTATGGGTTGGGAGCACGCTATCCGTGGAATGCGGAATCCGATGAACAGTTGGGAGAAATCGGATAGTGGAATCTGCAAAGGTGGGGACAATGGTATCGGATGTGAGAACTGTGCAAATCAGGAATATTGCACCCACGCATTTAATCGTTCCTGGCAGCTTGGTAAAGCAGACCACGATTTGATGATGCGACTTGCAGCCGGTGGACCGACTCATGCGAAGTATCGGAGAATGATTATGGTCTATGTAGATATTACCGCTCCGCTTTACTGGTGGAAGGAGTTTGACACTTATAAAGTAGGGACGGTTGCGAATTCTTGCTCGACAATGCATAAGATTGCGGAAAAAGCTTTCATGGTCGAGGATTTTAGCATAGAACATCTGATGTCTGCGGCGGACGATAATGATTGTCCATTGCTACAAGATCCAAATGATCCATACAATGCGTTCAGCCCACAAAATATTTTTATGCTGACGTTAAGAATGTTAAATGCTTGTAGGGCAAAATATCTGGAAACAAAAGATAAAGATCATTGGTGGCAGATGATTCAGATTCTTCCATCTTCCTATAACCAGAAACGAACGGTTATGCTGAATTACGAAGTGCTGGCCGGCATCTATCCTATGCGGAAAAAACATAAGCTTGATGAGTGGGTGGAATTCTGCAAGTGGATTAAAACACTACCATATTCGGAGATTATTATTGGAGAAAGAGTTAAATTATATGCTGACGGGAAGGAGATAAATCTATGAATTTAGTTGGAACCATTAAATCGATGATAGACGACGGCTATACAATTAGCTTTTCCAAAGCGGATCTTCTCATGGACGGCATTTATATTACCATTAAAAAAGATGGAATCAACGCTAGGCAAGTTATTCCAGAAGACGAATTGGAATCGCTGAATTTATCGACCGATGAATTATTTGCAACTGTTATCGAGCATTTGAAAGAGAGGTATTATTTATGATTTTTATTGAAACCTTGATTTGTATTTTACTGGCATATTTCTGCTTGTATGCGTTAATCGCTCGGATATGCAAATGTATTGAACATTGTGCTTCAGCCAAAGGATACGCAAAGTTGGAAGAGGCGAAAATCCTCGCCAAAGAGCAGAATAAAGGAGAGTAACTATGTGGAGCCGAAAACTGATAAAAAATAAAATCTATGCCGTCCTGATTATCCTGCTTGGAGCGTTGTCGGTCCCGATTGAATGGGATGCAACGTTCTTTTTATTTTCCCTGATTATGGGAGTACCACTATTCTTTGCGAAAACGAACTGGATTTATGAAGGGGATGAGGATGATGGGACGAGCCGAGAGGAGACGTGCTCAGAAATTAGAGCAGAAAGCAAAGACCGCTACATACAATCTCACGAAAGCGCAGCTCGATGCAGCCGTCCGTGAGCAGGTGGGAAAAGAGCTGGAGCGAATCAAGCAGGAAGCTACAGATGATGCCGTAAACACTGCGATGGTTCTGCTCCTGACTCTGCCGCTGGAAGTGCTGATGGATCATTATTGGACAAAATCCTATGCGAAGCGCATTCCGAAGTTTACCGAGCTGGTTCTGGAATACTACGAACGCTGGCAAAATGGTGAACTGGACATGGAAAAGCTGAAAGAGGATTTGTGGGAATATGGCGGTGTGAAATTAGTTGAAAGTGAGGGTGAAGCAACATGAAATGTGTAATGGGAGTTATTGCTTGTATCGTTGGACTCGTGAGTCTAATTGGGCTGATTGTGTTAAAGGCGGTCAACTCGTCTGCAACCTATATGGATGATTCATTCCGGTGGGGAGGACGAGATGGGTACTAAAAACGATTTTCGAAAAAATGCTGAGGGGTATTCTGATCCGACTGCCTACGAAGCACTGAGAAACATTGAGCAGGAAGAGGATCGGTTCCACAAACTACTGGACACCATTTTTACGCTGTGTGAGCTGTCCGACTTCCACATTGAAGAGCGGATTGTTATTAAGGATAAACGAACCGGACGGATTTGGAGGTGATTATTTATGGATGATTGGCAGAAGACTATAGATGCTCTTGTCAAAGCGTTTGACGAATTTGCCGTGAAAGTAAAAGAGATGGCAGACGCTCTGGCTGAGGCATTCGGATTATCAGTACCAGAGAAAGAGAAGAAAAAGAGTCTCAGTTCTCCGGCTCGATATGGTATGTCTTTGAGAAAATCTCGAAGAGAATCCTTCATTAAGCAATATTCCTACCGGCCGACTGTCCGAAAACACTTACCTTATCAGAGAAGAAATTATTAAAAATCGTCCATACAAAGCTTGAAAGTGGGTGAAAATCACGCCCACTTTTGGGTTTTGAAAAATGGGCTTTGGCCACTTTTATCTGGGCTTTTTGAAAAATGTGGAGAGTTTTGGAGAAGGATTCGGACGATTTTGGTCAAATTTGTGGCCATTTGCCCATTTTCTGCCCACTTTTAAAACCCCGATTTGGTCAGCAAAAACCCAGTATTTATGCGGGTTTGCGGGCTCAAAGCCCACTTTCCCACTTTTTTTCTTCAACTATTATGATAGAAAGTTTAAAAGTATATAGTAATAGCGAAAAAAAAAGTGGGTTTTTGGCCACGAGTAAAAATGGAGGAAATCATGAGCAAGATTAGTTGGGAGAGCTTGTATGAAAATTTCAAGTCGATTTATCCAAGGTTGTCGCGGTCATCCGTATATTTTCGTCCGTTCGGATATATGAGTATAGTAGTGTACTTCGAGGACGGAATGAAGATGATCTACGATGACCTGAGAAAACAGGCTTATATCACAGCTTAAAGAAAAAGTCAAGAGTAAATGAAAAAATGTTTCCTTTATTTTTGAACTGTGCTATACTGTAATTGCCACACAATCAAATATCGCAACGTCGTTTAAGGGAATTCATTTTGGTAAAAAGTGTATTCTCTCTTTACTCATACCCTTAAACGGAGCGAGATTGTGTGGCAACAATGGGAGATGCATTTTTTTCAGGTGCGTCTCTTGTTGGGGCCGCACCTTTTTTATTGCCCTAAAAACTGAGTGGAGGAGAAAGAAGATGAAACGTAAGTTTCTGGCGATTGTAGCAGTTTTAACAGTTTTATTATCTGGATGCAGCAGTGAGGACGACGGAAAAATTCACATGCCGTTTGGTGGAAACGATTATGACGGCGCTAATTATCAGGAGATAGTCTCACAATTGGAGGAAGCAGGTTTTACCAATATACGAGAAGAGCCTCTTGGTGATTTAGTAACTGGATGGTTAAATGACGAAGGAGAGGTGGATGAAGTCTCTGTTGATGGCGATACTGTGTTCAGCACCGATTCTAAATATTTACCAGATGTTGAAATAGTGGTTTCATATCACACATTCCCTGACGAGGAAGAACCATCTACCGAAGATAAAAACTCACATTTAGAAAGTAATGAGGAATCCTCTGAAGTTGAAAATGAAACTTCTGAAAATACGGAGTCCACTAACGAAGTTCCAGAAGAAAATCTAACACCGGAGAATAATGAAGACTTAGCGGCAGTTTTGTCGGCAACGAACGAACTCGATCCAATTTACTCAGAATTTGCAGAAAAGTATAAAAATCAAATTATCGAGTTTGATGCGTGTATTACCTATTTGGTAAATCACGGAGATAATGATACAAGATACGATTTATTATTGTCTGCGGGTGATTATGTAGATGAGAATACAGTAAATCCCGGACCTATTTTCAAATTTGAAGATGTAAATACTTATGGAATGGGAATCGAGGATTTGTATCTTCCAGACTATATAAGCATTGGATCAAATATACATGTGACTGCTGAAATTCAATCATTTAGTGAGAACGAGGGAGTGTTCTTTCTTAACCCTGTGAAAGTCGTTCCTCGATAAATATAAAAATCATTTAGCCTGTACCTACTGATTTAGGTATGGGCTATTTTTATGTCCGCTTTTGTTTTTTCGCGCGAAAAATACATCGACTGTTATGAAGAGAGAGGGTTAAAATGGCCATTCTCTCTTTTATTTTGGAGAAAGGAGGCTCACTTATGCTGGAAAGCGAATTTCAGAACAAACTGATTCAGGAACTGAAAAGAATGTTCAAAGGCTGCATCGTAACAAAACTGGATTCCAGTCACATTCAGGGAATTCCCGATTTGCTGATTCTCTATAACGATAAGTGGGCCACTTTAGAATGTAAGAAAAGTGTTCGCGCCAAGAAACAACCAAATCAAGAATATTATGTTGGACGAATGAATGAGATGTCATTCTCAAGATTTATTTGTCCCGAAAATAAGGAGGAAGTGTTACATGATCTTCAACAAGCATTCGGCTCTTGAAGGGCAACACGCCTTTCTTGGCGCAAGCAAATATCACTGGATTAACTATGACGAATCCAAAGTTGCAGAATCGTACTCAAAATTCCTTGCGACTCAAAAAGGTACGGAGCTTCACGATTTCGCAGCAAGATGTATTACGCTTGGACAGAAACTTCCGAAGTCTCAGAAAACATTGAATATGTATGTGAATGACGCGATTGGTTTCAAAATGATTCCTGAACAGCCACTTTTCTATTCGGAGAATTGCTTTGGAACAACAGATGCAATTGCATTTCGAAATCGTATGCTTCGTATTCACGATTTAAAAACCGGCGTCATTCCGGCGCACATGGAGCAGCTTGAAATATACGCTGCTCTTTTTTGTTTGGAATACAAAATCAAGCCGGCCGACATTGAGATGGAACTTCGGATCTATCAGAACAACCAGATTCTTTATGAGAATCCAACGGCTGAAACTATCGTTCCTATCATGGACAAGATTATCACATTCGACAAAGTAATCAACAAAATCAAAGAACGGGAGGGCTAAATTATGAATCCGATTGCAGAAGAAATTTTAATGCATTATGGAATGCCCCGCCGTTCTGGTCGTTATCCGTGGGGTTCTGGTGAAAATCCTTATCAGCATAGCGGAGATTTTTTGAGTCGAGTGGACGAACTGAAAAGTCAGGGTATGAGTGATACCGAGATCGCAAAAGCCATGGGATTAACCACCACTCAATACCGTACGCAGAAATCTCTAGCAAAAGACGAACGGCGTGCGCTTGATGTTGCAAGAGCAAAATCTCTTCGAGAAGATGGATTGAGTTTAAACGAAATTGCAAAGGAAATGGGATTTGCAAATGACTCTTCCGTCCGTTCGCTTTTGAATGAGAATTCCGAGGTTCGTATGAATCAGGCCAAAACGACTGCTGAGTTTATCAAAAAGCAGATTGATGAAAAAGGCATGATTGATGTCGGCGCCGGTGTGGAACGTGAGCTTGGAATTTCTAAAGAGAAACTGAATGAAGCGCTCTACATGTTGGAGATGGAAGGCTATCCTGTCTATGGTGGTCGAGTGGATCAGATAACAAATCCGGGAAAGAAAACCACGCTTCGAGTAATTTGCCCGCCTGGAACAGAGCATAAGGAAATTTATGATTTTGAGAATATCAATTCTCTGAAAGATTATGTCTCTCATGACGATGGAGAATCCTTTGATCCGAAGTTTGTCTATCCGAAAAGCATGGATTCAAAAAGACTTCAAATTCGTTATGCAGAGGATGGTGGGGAATTAAAGGATGGCGTTGTTGAGATTCGAAGAGGGGTTGATGATCTGTCTCTTGGGGAATCCCATTATGCTCAGGTCCGAATCTTGGTTGATGGAACACACTACATCAAAGGAATGGCTGTTTATTCAGATGACCTTCCTGATGGCGTGGATGTTATGTTCAACACCAATAAGAAAAAAGGAACTCCGAAAATGGATGTTCTGAAGCCAATCAAAGATGATCCCGATAATCCGTTTGGTTCCTTAATCAAAGAAGGAATCGACGACCCAGATAATCCAACGGATACCAGAGGAGGGCAGAGCTATTACTATGATAAGAATGGTAAGAAACAGCTTTCCCTTATCAATAAGCGAGCAGAAGAAGGGGATTGGGGTGAATGGGCCGACAAGCTTCCGTCTCAGTTCCTGTCGAAGCAGAGCAGAACTTTGATAAAGAAGCAGTTGAATCTGGCAGCCGCGGATAAGCAGTCCGAATTTGATGAGATTTGTTCCCTTACAAATCCGACAGTGAAAAAGGTTCTTTTGAAATCTTTTGCCGATGATTGTGATGCTGCTGCTGTTCATTTACAGGCAGCCGCCCTTCCCAGACAGAAGTATCAAGTCATTCTACCATTAACCTCCATCAAAGACAACGAGGTCTATGCTCCGAACTATAAGAACGGAGAAACCGTAGCCCTTGTGCGGTATCCGCATGGTGGAACTTTCGAGATTCCCATCTTAACTGTTAATAATAAACAGCCAGAAGGAAGAAGGGTTCTTGGGAATACGCCAGCGGACGCTATTGGTATCAATAAAAAAGTGGCCGACCGTCTTTCTGGAGCCGACTTCGATGGCGATACCGTCATGGTAATCCCTTGTAATTCTTCCAATAGCAGAGTGAAGATTACTTCTACCCCACAATTAAAGGGGTTAGAAGGCTTTGATCCTAAGATGTCTTATGGGACTGTTAAGAAAGGTGACGATTACTATAACAGCAGCGGTCAGAAGATTAAGGTTATGAAGAATACCCAGACAGAAATGGGTAAGATTTCAAACTTGATTACTGATATGACTTTGAAAGGTGCGACTCAGGACGAGCTTGCAAGAGCTGTGCGCCATAGCATGGTCGTCATCGATGCAGAGAAGCATAAGTTGGACTATAAGAAGAGCGAACAGGACAATGGCATCACTGCTTTGAAGAAGAAGTACCAGGCTCACGAGGACGATGATGGTTATGGTGGTGCTTCTACTTTAATTTCTCGTGCTAAGTCTGAGACTTCTGTATTGAAGAGAAAAGGAAGCCCGATTATTGACAAAGAAACTGGCGAGCAAAGCTGGAAGAGTGTAAGAGAGGAGTATGTAGATAAGAACGGAAAGACCCAGGTACGAACTCAAAAGAGTACCAAGATGGCAGAAACCAGAGACGCCCGTACTTTATCTTCTGGAACCCCTCAAGAGGAAGCATATGCGGACTATGCAAATACCATGAAGTCCCTAGCTAATCAGGCCCGCAGGGAGATGGTTAATACTGGAAAGATAGCCTACTCTGCTTCAGCAAAGCGTACCTATCAGGCAGAGGTTGATTCTCTCATGGCTAAGCTTAATGTGGCTTTAAAGAACGCCCCCCGCGAGCGTCAGGCACAGACCATGGCGAATTCTATTGTGGCCGCTAAGAAGAAAGACAATCCCGATATGACAAGGGCTGAAATCAAGAAGGCTAATCAACAGGCTCTTACTGCGGCCCGTACTGCTGTTGGTGCCAAGAGAACCCCTGTCGAGATTACAGATCGTGAATGGGAAGCGATTCAGGCTGGCGCCATCAGCGAGAACAAGCTTACCCAGATTCTCAACAATACAAACATGGATACAGTCAGACAGAGAGCTACCCCTCGTGCAACAACAACCCTTAGCTCCGCAAAAGTGAATCGTATTGCGGCGCTGAATGCTTCTGGCTATAGCACTGCTGAGATAGCAGCAGCTTTGGGTGTTTCCAGTTCTACTGTGTCGAAGTATCTGAATGGAAAGGAGTGAACAAAGTAAATGGCGAAGAAGTGTATGCTTACAACCATTGACAATCCTTTCGATCCATTTGAACAGTTCACTTCATGGTTGCTGTTTGATGAGGAAAAAGGTTATCATTCATGTTCGTATCTTGGTAGAATTGCCAGAACCTCGGACCAACTCTCCGATGAAGAGAATGACTTGGAAGTTGAACGAGCAATTGATGAGATCGTAAGATACGATTTCCGAAACATTTACAAAAAAGTTACGCGAGATGCGGTGGCTATCTAGGTATCAGATGGTATAGGGGGGGGGGTAGTAAAAATCGCACCCCCTCCGTCATCGCGGCGGTCTTTGAAAATTCCCCGGGGGTATTTTTCGGAGAATGTTTTTACTTTCCGGCAGTATTTAACAGAGCTCATAAGGTTGGCTAAGTAATAAGCTGTGGTTCTTTTTACTCTTTTTTCTCCTTTCGGTAAAAAAGTTACAGTCAGCCTTGTGGGTTCTTTTAAATACTGCCGGAAAACTTTTATGAAACTATTGAAAAACAGATGGGAAGGAGGCAGTAAATGGCTAGAAAAGCAAAGAGTTCTGAATCAACTGGCTCTTCCAAGAAGATTCGTCCTGCTTTGACTCCGGAAGCAAGGGAGCTTCAGATGATTTCTCTGGCTGTTGACCTGGCCGAAAAGCAATTGCTGGAAGGGACTGCTTCTTCTCAGGTCATTACTCACTATCTGAAACTGGGTTCTTCCAGAGAGAAGCTCGAAAAAGAGCGACTGGAGGAAGAGAACAATCTGTTGCGGGCAAAAGTGAGAGCAATCGACTCCACCGACGAAATCAAGGATCTCTATAAGGACGCCATCAATGCGTTTCGTATATATAGTGGACAGGGTAGCGACGATGATTAGGACCTATTCGGAATTATCAAAATTAAAGACTTTCAAAGAGCGATATGAGTATCTTCGTTTGGGCGGAGTTGTCGGTGCAGACACTTTTGGGTTTGACCGATATCTGAATCAGATTTTTTATCGTTCTATGGAATGGAAGGCCGTTCGTGATTTTGTGATTATGAGAGATAACGGATGTGACCTTGGAATGGAAGGCCACGAGATATATGGAAAGATACTGATTCACCATATGAATCCGATTTCCGCTGAGGATATTTTAAAGAGGAGCAATTTCCTTTTAAATCCGGAGTACCTAATCTCAACAATTCTTACAACGCATAATGCCATTCACTATGGAGATGAAAGCCTTCTCATCACAGAACCCGTTGTTCGAAGCAGAAACGATACATGTCCCTGGAAACATTGATGGAGAGGAGGTTATAGAGATTATGGAAAGTATACTTACATCAATTAAAAAGATGCTGGGTATTACAGAAGAGTACGAACACTTCGATTCAGACCTTATCATACATATCAATTCGGTATTTATGATCTTGACGCAACTCGGCGTTGGTCCACCATCGGGATTCTCCATTCAGGATAAAAGCACTACGTGGAAAGAATTCATTTCCGATGAGACGAAATTACAGCTAGTAAAGTCCTACATGCATATGAAGGTAAGGCTGATATTTGATCCGCCGTTGAGTTCTGCTGTGATAGCATCCATGGAAAAGATGATTGCCGAGGCAGAGTGGAGACTGAATGTTGCCGCGGAAACAGATGAGGAAAAATCTGAAGAATACGAATCCTACGACGGTGAGTACAGGATAACACCAAAAGCGTTCCAATCTCAGATGCTGGATACCGAGAATAAAGTTCTGGATCGAAATATTGTGGTAACAGAAGTCCCGTATTACGAAACCGGAAATGCAGCAAATGGGGTGACATCATATATCGCAAAGGAGGGAGATTCAAAATGAGTAATGAAGCATTGTTACAGCATCATGGGATTCTTGGGATGAAATGGGGTGTCCGAAGAACTCCTGAACAGCTTGCGAGAGCAAGTGGAAAGAAGAACAGTTCCGATGACGAGGTTAAAAAGATGTCCGATTCGGAACTCCGTTCAAAGATTAACCGTCTTCAGATGGAAAAGCAGTATAAACAGCTTACCAGTTCAGAAATTTCTGTCGGCAGAAAGTTTGTACAGGACGTGCTGACCAATGCTGCAAAGCAGACTGCCACTAATTATGTATCGAAATACATGACGAAGGGGATTGATGCGGTTATCAAGAAAGCAACCAGCAAGTAGGTGATTCAATTATGGCATTATCGAACACTGCCGTTCCCAAATACTACGGCATGTTTCGGGATGCCGTAATAAGGGGAGAGATACCGGTTTGTAAAGAAGTCTCTATGGAGATGAACCGAATTGACGACCTGATAGCCAATCCTGGTATTTACTACGATGACCAGGCCGTTGAAGGATGGATTGCTTATTGCGAATCAGAACTAACATTGACAGATGGCTCTGATTTGAATTTACTGGACTCTTTCAAATTATGGGGCGAGCAGCTTTATGGATGGTACTACTTCGTTGAACGAAGTGTGTGGGAGCCAAGTTCAGATGGACATGGTGGTCGATATGTAAATAAAAGAATTAAGCAGCGTCTGATAAAGAAACAATATCTCATTGTTGGACGAGGGGCTGCTAAATCTTTATATGATACTTGCGTCCAATCTTATGGATTAAATATCGATACCTCGACAACGCATCAGGTCACAACGGCTCCTACAATGAAGCAGGCAGATGAAGTGATGTCGCCCTTCCGAACTGCAATTACCCGGTCGAGAGGCCCGTTGTTCCGATTCCTAACGGAAGGTTCTTTGCAGAATACGACTGGTTCTAAAGCGAAGCGAATGAAACTGGCCTCCACCAAAAAGGGCATCGAAAATTTTCTTACGGGTTCGCTTCTGGAAGTACGTCCAATGTCCATCGCAAAGCTTCAGGGATTGCGTCCTAAGATTTCCACCGTTGACGAGTGGCTGTCCGGCGATACCAGAGAAGATGTGGTTGGCGCTTTAGAGCAGGGTGCGTCTAAATTGGATGATTACATCATCGTTGCCACGAGTTCTGAGGGAACGGTGAGAAACGGAGCCGGCGACACAATCAAAATGGAGTTGATGGACATTCTCAAAGGTGATTACGTCAATCCTCATGTTTCCATTTGGTGGTATAAACTCGATTCCATTGATGAAGTTGGCAACCCAGATATGTGGTTAAAGGCAAATCCTAATATCGGTAAGACGGTAAGCTACGAAACTTATCAGCTTGATGTAGAAAGAGCGGAGAAGTCACCTGCGGCCAGAAATGATATCTTGGCTAAGAGATTTGGATTGCCGATGGAGGGCTACACCTATTACTTCACATATGAAGAAACCCTTCCTCATAAGAAGAGAAGCTACTGGCAGATGCCCTGTTCTTTGGGAATTGATTTGTCACAGGGAGACGATTTCTGTGCTTTTACGTTCCTTTTCCCGTTATCGAATGGCTCCTTTGGAGTGAAAACCAGGAACTACATTTCCTCATCGACTCTAATGAAACTTCCGGCAGCAATGCGAATCAAATACGATCAATTTATGGATGAGGGAAGCCTGATTGTCCTGGAGGGAACTGTCCTGGATATGATGGAAGTCTACGAGGATTTGGATAACCACATTGCAGAATTTGGATACGACGTTCGATGCTTGGGGTATGACCCATACAATGCAAAAGAGTTCATTGAACGATGGTCCTCTGAAAATGGTCCGTTTGGAATTGAAAAGGTTATACAGGGTGCTAAGACAGAATCCGTTCCTTTGGGAGAGTTAAAGAAACTTTCCGAGGAGCGGATGCTTTTGTTTGATGAAGAACTTATGACCTTTGCGATGGGGAACTGCATCGTTATGGAAGATACAAACGGGAACCGTAAATTGCTGAAAAAGCGATATGACGCAAAGATTGATGCCGTGGCAGCTATGATGGATGCGTTTGTTGCTTTCAAGCTTAATCGAGATGCTTTCGAATAGGAGGTGACGATTTCAAAATGGAAGTTTCAATCGGTTCCAGGATTAAACACGCCTGGAACGCTTTTTTAAATAGAAACCCAACAGGTTTCTATCGAGACATAGGAGTTGGATATTCATACAGACCCGACCGTCCAAGACTTACAAGAGGGAATGAGAGATCCATTGTTACCTCTGTATATAATCGCATTGCATTGGATTGCGCTTCGATTAGCATCCAACACGTCCGACTGGATGACTCTGAAAGATTCCTTGAGAAAATTCCTTCAGGGTTAAATGACTGTCTGAATTTATCTGCCAATATTGACCAGACGGGACGTGCTTTCCTTCAGGACGTTGTTTTATCCATGCTTGATGAGGGCTGTGTGGCGATTATTCCGGTTGATACGGATGACGATCCTGATACTACAGGCTCATACAAAATCGAGTCAATGCGCACTGGAAAGATTCTGGAATGGTTTCCGAGCCATATTAAAGCGAGAGTTTATAATGAGCGGACTGGATTAAAGGAAGACATTGTGGTTCCCAAAGATACAGTCGCAATTATTGAAAATCCGCTTTATGCAGTAATCAATGAGCCGAACTCAACGATGCAGCGTTTGATAAGGAAGCTGAATTTATTGGACGTGGTCGATGAGCAGAGCAGTTCGGGGAAACTTGATTTAATTATCCAGCTTCCCTATGTAATTAAAACAGAAGCAAGACGTCAACAGGCTGAGAAGAGGCGTGTCGAGATTGAACGCCAGTTGGCCGGTTCTAAATATGGTATTGCATATACCGATGGTACGGAGCGGATTACACAGTTGAATCGTTCTGTGGAAAATAATCTGATGAAGCAGATTGAATATCTGACGAGTATGCTTTACAGCCAGTTAGGTATCACTCAGAGCATATTGGATGGTTCCGCAGACGAGAAGACCATGCTGAATTATTATAACCGTACTATTGAGCCAATCATTTCAGCAATCGTTGACGAAATGAAACGTAAGTTCCTTACCAAAACGGCCAGATCTCAAAAGCAATCAATTCTGTTCTTCCGTGACCCCTTCAAGCTTGTACCGGTAGCTGATCTGTCAGAAATCGCTGACAAATTCACAAGAAACGAGATTATGACATCCAACGAAATTCGGCAGATTATCGGCATGAAGCCGTCTGACGATCCGAAAGCCGATGAGCTGAAGAATAGCAATATCAGCGAGGCAAAATCTGAGCCTTCAAATGAGGGTTCTGATGTCGAATCTGGTGAAAGTGATTCCGGAGCAGATTACGACAGCATCGTAAATGAGCTGCTTGATGGTCTTGAAAAGGAGATTGATGAAATTATAGGAAACTATGTTTCAGATGATGAGGAGGAGACCTAATGGATATTGACGAGCTCCTTCAACATTATGCATCTCCTTATTATGACCCGGTAAAAGCTCATGAATATTATATGAGAACCAGAGAACTTAAGGGGCGTCGTTCTACAACGAAGCTCAATGATGAAGGTAAAGAAATCTGGGCTTATACAAAAAATGAGATAACCAGCGAGAAGAAGGAAAAAGTAAAAGAAGAACAGGAAAAGCGAGAACAAAAAATTGCTGAACTGAGAGCAAAGGCTAAGGCAACCCGAGAGCAGATCTCAGCCAAATTAAAGGAACTGAATGCTCAGCTTACCGAGGAATCTTCGTCAAGAAGGAGTAGGGTTGATTCTCGTAAAAAATCCGATTTGGAGGATATTGGAGAGGAAGCTGAAGACCAGAAAGAGCGTATTGACGAAAAGAAAAATGCTGAGATTGAACGCTTGATGGCGATAGAAATTCCTTCCGGATTATCCAAAGAGGAAAGGGCAAAGCGAGTGGCGGAGCGCAACGAGAAAATCGCAAAGCTTCGTGATGATGCCAGCGAGGATAAAGCTAAGGTGAGTGAGCAGGCGAAAGCTGAAAAGGAAGAGGTGAGGACTTCCGCAAGTCGTAAAAAGAAGCGAATTACCGAAGACGCTAAAGAAGAGAGGGCTGATAATTCTGCGAATGCTAAATCAGAAAGAGAAAAAGTCAGTACAGAGTTAAAGGCTGCTGTCACCGCCGCCAGGGAAGCTTATAAAGCGGCAAAAGAGAACCTTGATGCCACTTATGAGGAGCTCTATCAGCAAGAGTTTGACAAGATAGCTTCCGAATACAAAGCGGTGAAGAAGCGGAAACGGAGGAAGTAGCAATGCAGCTTTCGCGCAATACTGACAAAAAGGAGTGATTTTCAAAATGGAGAAATACGATTTTAGTGGTTGGGCCACTAGAAACGATCTTCTTTGCACTGATGGTCGAACTATCAAAAGGGATGCATTTAAGAGCCAGAATGGACAAACGGTTCCCCTGATTTGGGGACATAATCATTCTGATCCCAATTGTGTGCTTGGTCATGGAGTGCTGGAAAATCGTGATGAGGGCGTTTATGCCTACTGTAGTTTCAATGACAGCGAATCTGGACAGGCAGCGAAGAAGCTGGTTCAGCATGGAGACGTTCGTTCGCTTTCTATTTGTGCCGGTCAGCTTAAACAGGCCGGAGCGAATGTGGTGCATGGCGTTATCTACGAACTGAGCCTTGTTCTGGCCGGAGCCAATCCTGGAGCTTTCATTGATTCCGTCATGGCTCACGGCGAGACTTCAGAAGATCGTACCATTATCGGATATGACGAGAACATTATGATTTATCATTCCGCCGAAGAGGACGACAAATCCGAGGAAAAGAAGACGGAGGAGAAATCCGAATCTAAGGAAGATAAGACTTCTGAAGAAAAGCCTGAGGAAGATGACGAGACAATTGAGCAGGTATTTAATACCCTCAATGAAAAGCAGAAAAATGTGGTTTATGCAATGATCGGACAGGCTATCGGGGAAACCGATGAGCCCGAAGATAAAAATGATGACGATTCTAAAGGAGGAAATACCGAGATGAAGCATAACGTGTTTGACAACGATAAGAAAAACGAGACCGGTGGCTTTCTGACCCATTCCGCGCAGGAAGACATCATTAAGATGGCGAAGACCAGTCAGGTTGGTACTTTCCAGACGGCTCTTCAGCTTTATGCGGAGCAGAATGGCCTTCAGCATGATGCGGTCAGCGGCGGCTTTGTTCAGACTGGCGACGGAAACGTGACGAGCCTGTTCCCGGAATACCAGGAAGTACGTCCGGGCGCACCTGAACTCATTACCAACGACCAGGGCTGGATTACCAATGTAATGAGAAAGGTACATAAGAGCCCGATTTCCAGAATCAGAACCAGCCAGACAGACATTCGTGGCATTGACGCTCTTCGCGCCAGAGGCTACAAGAAAGGAAAAGAGAAGCAGCAGGCCGGTAATTTCAAGCTGGTGCGCAGAACCACCGATCCGCAGACTGTTTATGTGAAGAATGCTCTGCATCGCGATGACATCGTTGACATCACCGACTTCGATTACGTGAAGTACCTGTATGACATCGACCGCCTGATGCTTAACGAAGAGCTGGCCATTGCGATGATGCTGGGTGACGGCCGTGAAGACGGCGACGAGGGCAAGATCGATCCGGATAAGATCAGACCCATCTGGACGGACGACGACCTCTACACTATTCACGCCGATTTGGATGTTGAAGCTGCAAAGAAGGAACTTCAGGGTACCAACACCGGGGTAAACTTCGGTGAAAATTATATTTACGCTGAAGCTATGATCAATGCGGTTCTGTATGCGAGGGAACATTACAAGGGTACCGGTACTCCGGATATGTACATTACCCCGCATATGCTCAATGTGATGCTTCTGGCCCGTGATATGAACGGCCGCAGAATCTATGCTTCCAAGGCGGAGCTTGCGTCTGCCTTCAATGTGGGTGAGATTCTCACTGCCGAGCAGTTCGAGGGCAAGACCCGTAAGACGGATGACAGCAAGACCAAGAAGCTGCTCGCTATCATCACGAATCTGAATGACTACTCTCTGGGCGCTACGAAGGGCGGAGAAGTCACCCACTTTACGCAGTTCGATATCGACTTTAACCAGGAGAAGTCCCTTCTGGAGACCAGATGCTCCGGTGCTCTGACCAGAGTGTACTCTGCCATTGCGATCGAAGAGGATGTAACGGAAAACCCTTAATCGGCTTCTCCGTTAGTCCCGAAGATGGGGGAGCCAATCTGTTCGGGAAAACAGTAGATTCGTTACAGGAGAATGTTGTTGTCGGGGAGTCCGAGATTACCGGTACATTGAAGCATGTTACCGGATACACGGGATTCAGCAGCAATACTTCTGAGCAGGAAGGAAACTATCTTGCTTTGAAAGTTGATGCTGATTCCGAGGATGCAATTGTGACCGTTGAGCTTGTTGGCGGTACCAAAGGACCGGTTACGCTCGATGAAGACATGAACATCGTACTCCTTATCAAGAATAAGGATACTCAGAGCATCAAGGTGACGGTGAACGATGGGGAAGATTCCGCTACCAAGACTTATGGGCTTACCGGATTGACTTTGGAGACCGAGTAAAGGAGAAAATTCAAAATGGCAAAGTTTTTTGGGAAAATCGGCTATGCAGTATCAAAGGATGTTCGTCCTGGTGTTTGGGATGGAGAAATCACTGAGCGAGAGTATTTCGGAGATTTGATTCGGAATACCAGTCGGTATCAGACTTCTGATAAGCTCAATGACGACATCAACATTTCCAATGAGATCAGCATTGTGGCCGATCCTTTTGCCTATCAGAATTTTCACACAATGCGGTATGTTGAGTTCATGGGAGCAAAGTGGAAGATTTCCAGTGTCGAAGTGCAGTATCCGCGTCTGATTCTGACGGTAGGAGGTGTATATAATGACTGATCGACGAATCCTGTTTCACAAGCTATTGTGTGAGATATTATCTTGCCCGATAGAAGGCGAACAGTGCCGATGTTATTTTCAGCCTCCGGAATCTATTAAGATGAATTACCCCGCCATTGTATATAGCCTTGACGATATTGACAAGACGTATGCAAATGACGGGGTATATTTGTCTAATCGAAGATATGCCGTTACCGTCATTGACAAAGATCCGGATACGTCCCTGGTGCAGAAAGTAACGAATTTACCGATGAGCCGGTTTGACCGGCATTTCAAAAAAGATAACCTGAATCACTACATTTTTAATGTGTATTTCTGAGATTGGAGGAATAATTCAATGAGTAAACTTGTTTGGGATAAAGTTGGAGAACGCTTCTATGAAACTGGCGTTGACCATGGCGTTCTCTACCCGATTCAGACGGGTGGACAGTATAACAAAGGTGTTGCTTGGAACGGTCTGAGTGCGGTGACAGAGAGCCCTTCTGGTGCAGAGCCTTCCCCGATTTATGCAGATAACATCAAATATCTGAATCTGATGTCCGCAGAGGATTTCGGCGGTACGATTGAGGCTTATACTTCTCCGGATGAATTTGCGGAGTGTGATGGCTCTGTCGAAGTTGCTCCAGGTGTCTTTGCGGGCCAGCAGAGCAGGAAGATTTTCGGTCTTTCCTATCGTACCATTCTTGGTAACGATGTAGATTCCAATGACTACGGCTATAAACTGCATTTGGTATATGGTTGTCTGGCTTCTGTTTCTGAAAAGGGCTATACCTCTGTGAATGACAGTCCAGAGGCAATCGCTCTGTCTTGGGAATTCAGTACGACTCCCGTGGAAATTACGAAGACGATCGACGGTAAGAAGCTGAAGCCAACTGCAATTCTTACCCTGGATTCCACTAAGGTTAATGCAGAGAATCTGGCAGCTCTGGAAGAAATCCTGTATGGTAAAGACCCGACTACCCCTGAGGGTAACGACGGTGTTGATCCAAGACTTCCGCTTCCCGATGAAGTGATCGAGCTTCTGACTGCTGAAGACCTCCCTTAATGAGCCTTTCCGTTAAGCCTGAAGACGGAGAGGCTGTTTTATTCGGAAAAACAGTAAATGAATTACAGAGTGATGTGGTTGTCTCCGATGATGAGGTGACAGGCACTCTGAAGTATGTCGATGGTTATGTTGATTTCAGCAGTAATGTTTCAGAACAGTCAGGCAATTATCTGGCTCTCAAGATTGAAGCTGAGCCGGCTGAAGCTGAAACGGTTGTTGAACTTGTAGGCGGTACCAAAGGACCGGTTACTCTCGATGACGACATGAACATCGTACTTCTTATCAAGAATAAGGATACTCAGAGCATTAAGGTGACTACCACACACAACGAGGAAAGTGTCACTAAGACTTATGGTCTTTCCGGACTTACCTTGGAAACAGAATAATGTAAATGTATAGGAAGCCTCGTATTCAATGTGCGGGGCTTCTTTTTATTTGAAAGGAGAAAAAATTATGCTTAAGAAAACTATTCCCTATATCGATCTGAATGGCGTTGAAAGAAAAGAGGATTTCTATTTTCACCTGTCAAAGCCGGAAATTGTAAAGATGCAGACAAGTGTTAAGGGCGGCTATGACGTGCAGCTCAAAAGCATTGGCGCCGGTGCCGATGGCGGCCAGATTATGGAGTTCTTTGAGGACCTTATTAAGAAGGCTTACGGTGTCAAGAGTGAGGATGGCCGTCGCTTTATGAAGTCCGAAGAGATTTCCAGATCCTTTATGGAATCCCCTGCTTACGAGGTTCTCTTCGAGGAACTGGTTACAAATGACAAGGCAGCAGCAGACTTTGTGAACGCAGTGATGAATGTTGGTAATTCTGCAACGACTCCTGCAATCGCAGCAAACGCTCAGAGTTAAAGGAGATGTAAGAGATGCTCCGAATCACAATACCATCCACAGAATTCTGGGATGAGGTGAAGCAAGAGTTTGTTTACACAAAGGCTCAGACCTTGCAATTGGAGCATTCTCTTGTTTCTCTTTCAAAATGGGAATCGAGATGGAATAAGCCGTTTCTGACAAAGCAGGAAAAAACTTTGGAAGAAACTATAGATTATGTAAAATGCATGACTCTTACGCAGAATGTAAATCCGGAAGTTTATAACTATCTGACAAACAGCAATATCAATGAGGTAAATAAGTATATCGCACTTCCTATGACTGCCACCCGGTTTTTCGAAGAGAAAAAAACACAGGGTAGCAGAGAGCAGATTACGGCGGAACTCATTTATTACTGGATGATAGCTTTGAACATTCCGTTTGAATGCCAGAAGTGGCATCTCAATAAATTGTTCACTCTGATAAGAGTATGCGATGTGAAAAGCAGGCCGCCGAAGAAGCATAGCCGCAGGGAAATTATGAAGCGGAATGCGGCATTGAACGCGGCTCGAAGAAAGAAATGGAACACGAAAGGGTGATTACTATGAGTAATAGCAGCTTGGTGAATTGTACGGTAAAAAGTCCAAACCACAGCGGAGCTAGGACACATTCGATTGACCGAATCACTCCGCATTGTGTAGTTGGACAGCTTTCGGCAGAATCTATTGGCGGCTGCTTTACCAGTCCCAGTAGAGAAGCGTCCTGTAATTATGGAATCGGGACTGATGGACGAGTTGTTCTGTGTGTAGACGAAGCAAACAGAAGCTGGTGTTCTTCCAGTAACGCAAATGACCAGCGGGCTGTGACAATTGAGTGCGCCAGTGATATGACCGATCCATATGCCATGACAAGTGCAGTATATGAGAAGCTGGTGGCTTTGTGTGTTGATATCTGCCAGAGAAATGGCAAGTCAAAACTAATCTGGTTTGGCGACAAAGATAAATCTCTGAATTACAGTCCGAAGTCGAACGAGATGATCCTCACGGTTCATCGATGGTTTGCTAATAAAGCCTGTCCTGGGGATTGGCTGTATTCCAGGCTGGGAGACCTTGCGAATCGAGTAACATCTCAGCTTGGCGGAAGTACGACGGACAGTACCTCCAAAACTTACAAAACAGGTCTGTATAAGGTTGATGTCGGCGATCTGAACATTCGAAAAGGCCCCGGGACAAATTATGGAATCAATGGAATGATTACTGACCGGGGTACTTATACGATTACCGAAATTCAGAACGGTTACTGGGGTAAGCTGAAATCCGGTGCCGGATGGATCAGTGTTCATGAGGCTTATTGTACCTATAAAGGTGCGGCTTCCGGCGAATCAGAAGAAAAACCTTCAAGTAATTTTCTGGTTCAGGTAGACATTCCCGATTTGTATATCCGCAAAGGCCCTGGAACGAATTACGGAAACAATGGTTTTTGTCCGAAAGGCGTATATACCATTGTCGAAGTTAAGAGCGGTGCCGGTTCCGATGCTGGATGGGGTAAGCTGAAATCCGGTGCCGGATGGATTTCCCTGGATTATGCAACTCGGATTTAAAGAGGACATACCATGATAAGTTTCAGACAAAAGGGTGACTTCTCCAAGTTGACCCGCTTTCTGGAAAGAGCAAAAGAAGCGGTTCATATTGGAGACCTGGATAAGTTTGGTAAAGAGGGAGTAGCCGCCCTTGCGTCTGCAACACCGGTAGATTCTGGGGAAACGGCGAATTCCTGGTATTACGAAATCGAGAATCGAAAAGGTTCAGTTACGATTTCATTCCATAATTCAAATGTTCAAAATGGAGTTCCAATTGCTGTTATTTTGCAGTACGGACATGGGACTCGAAACGGCGGCTGGGTACAGGGGCGAGATTATATCAATCCTGCTATCCAGCCTATTTTTGACAAAATCGCAAATAACGCATGGAAGGAGGTTACTAAGCTATGAGTACGACAATTGACGAAAGAGTCGTTGAAATGCGATTCGATAACAAGCAGTTTGAGCAGAATGTTCAGACCAGTATATCGACAATTGAAAAGCTCGAAAAAAGCTTAAATCTCAAAGGTGCCTCCAAAGGATTGGAAGATGTGAATGCCGCAGCAAAAAACTGCAACATGACTCCGCTTTCCAACGCAGTTGAGACGGTAAAGATGCGGTTCTCAGCGTTGGAAGTCATGGCAGTTACGGCTCTGGCAAACATCACAAATTCGGCGTTAAATGCTGGTAAAAATATTGTTTCTGCACTGACGATCGATCCGATTAAGACGGGATTTCAGGAGTACGAAACACAAATCAATGCGGTTCAGACTATTCTTGCCAATACGCAGAGTAAAGGGACAACGATTGATCAGGTAAATGCGGCTCTTGATGAGCTGAACAAATATGCCGACCAGACGATTTACAATTTTACGGAAATGACCCGTAATATTGGTACTTTCACAGCGGCCGGCGTTGATTTGGATAAATCAGTAACCTCGATCAAAGGTATTGCAAACTTAGCGGCTGCTTCAGGTTCTAACGCTTATCAGGCCAGTACCGCTATGTATCAGCTTTCGCAGGCGATTGCAGCAGGTAAGGTTAGTTTGCAGGACTGGAACTCCGTTGTGAATGCGGGAATGGGCGGTCAGCTATTCCAGGATGCTTTAAAGAGAACGGCCGAACACTTTGGCGTGAATATGGACGCCATGATTGAGAAGTACGGTTCATTCCGAGCATCTCTAACCGAAGGCGGATGGCTGACAACCGAGGTTCTGACCGAAACTTTGACGCAGTTGTCCGGGGCTTATTCGGAGGCGGACCTCATTGCACAGGGATATACCGAAGAACAGGCTAAAGAGATTACAGAACTGGCTCAAACAGCATTGGACGCAGCCACTAAGGTAAAGACATTCACGCAGTTATGGGACACTCTGAAAGAATCAGTTCAATCTGGCTGGACGCAAAGCTGGGAGATTATTATTGGTGACTTCGAAGAAGCAAAAGAACTTTTAACCGAGGTCAGCAATTCTCTTGGCAACATGGTAAATGCTTCTGCCGAAGCAAGAAACAAGATGTTGCAGGACTGGAAAGACCTTGGCGGTCGAACCGCCTTGATCGAATCGGTAAGAAACGCCTTTGAAGGTTTGGCAGGAGTAATAAAGCCTATCCGAGAGGCGTTTAAGGAAGTCTTTCCACCGATGACAGGAGAGCAACTTTACAATCTCACCGTCGGATTGCAGGAACTCACAGAAAAATTCAAAATAGGTGAAGAAACAGCGAATAACCTGAAGAGAACATTCAAAGGGGTATTCGCTTTATTTGATATCGGGCTTCAGGGTGTCAAAGCACTGGTTGGTGGATTTGCCGATTTGATCGGATATGTGGCTCCGGCCGGAGATGGGATTCTTGGGTTTACAGCCAGTATTGGAGATTTCATTGTTGGTATCGATGAAGCCATTAAATCTTCCGATGCCTTTAATAAAGCTATCGAAGGAATCGGGAATTTCCTGAAACCAATTGCAGATGGAGTAAAGACTTTTGTAAAAACAGTTGTTGATGCTTTCGGCGAGTTTGCGAATGTTGATACCAGCGGTCTTGATAATTTTGCGGATAAGGTACAGACCCGATTTGAACCGTTTGTAAAATTGGGAGAACTGGTAAAGAAGGCGTTCGAGGGCATTATTGGGATTGTCGAGAAGGCGGCTCCAGTTCTATCGAAGCTCGGTTCCATTGTCGCAAATGCGTTTGGGAACCTTGGGGAAGCAATTCTCACAGCATTTGATACCGCGAGTTTTGACCCGATTTTAGACTTAATCAATACCGGATTGTTTTCTGCAATTCTGATTGGAGTGAAGAAGTTCATCGATTCTCTATCAGAAATCACGGAAAACGGTGGTGGAATTCTTGGTTCGTTCAAAGATATTTTGGATGGAGTTAAGGGGAGTCTTGAAGCATGGCAGTCAAATCTGAAAGCTGGAACTCTTCTGAAAATTGCCGGCGCTATGGCAATCCTGACCGCAGCGATTGTTGCATTGTCTTTAGTTGATTCCGAGAAGCTAAATGCGTCTTTGGGAGCTTTGAGTGTTCTGTTCGTTGAACTGCTTGGTTCAATGGCCATCTTTGAAAAGATCATGAACGGGGCAGCAATCAAAGGAATGGGACAGTTGACCATTGCGATGATTGGAATGTCCACCGCCGTTCTTATTCTTGCGGGAGCAGTTCAGAAATTATCCGGTCTGGATTGGGATGAGCTTCTTAAAGGATTGGTCGGTGTTGCCGGGTTATCTGCTATTCTGGTAGCGTCCGCAACAGCGCTTTCCAAAACATCGAAGGGGCTGATAAAAGGTTCTGCCGGTTTGGTAGTATTTGCAGCAGCGATCCGAGTTCTTGTAGGAGCAGTTGAAGATTTGGGCGAATTGGATGCGGGATCTTTGGCTAAAGGTCTAATCGGAGTCGGCGTTCTTTGCACAGAACTGGCATTGTTCCTGAGGGCTACAGATTTGGATGGAATGGGTGTTCTGAAAGGAACAGGTTTGGTCCTTCTTGCAGCGTCCATCAACATTCTGGCGGATGCAGTTGGAGCGTTTGGAAATCTGGACGTTTCAAAACTGATTCAAGGACTATCTGCGGTTGCAGTGGTTCTTACTGAACTGGCAGTATTTACCAAAGTGACAGCTAATGCGAAACATGTAGTTTCCACCGCTACGGCAATGACAATTCTTGGCGCCGCCATGCTTGTGTTTGGGGAAGCTGTAGAAAAGATGGGAAACTTGTCTTGGGGGGAGATTGGACGGGGTCTTACCACAATGGCTGGTTCTCTGGCGGCTGTGACAGTTGCAATGAATCTTCTTCCGAATGGAATGATATCGAAAGCGACTGGAATGGTAGAGGTCGGTGCGGCATTACTCATTATTGGCGAAGCAGTTCGAAATATGGGCGGAATGTCCTGGGATGAAATTGCCAGAGGATTAGTAACCCTTGCAGGTTCCATGACCATTCTTGTTGTGGCGCTTAATGCGATGAAGACTGCACTTCCGGGTGCGGCAGCAGTTCTTACGGTGTCCGCTGCGTTAGCGATATTTACCCCAGTTCTAAAGTCGTTGGGAAATATGTCCTGGGAGAGCATTGCTAAAGGATTGGTGGCACTGGCTGGTTCTTTCACTGTTCTCGGCGTTGCAGGAGTTGCATTAGGACCATTGACCCCAGCTATTTTAGGACTTTCGGCCGCCATTGCTGTATTGGGAGTGGGATGTCTGGCCGCAGGTGCAGGTATTCTTGCATTTTCTACTGGACTTTCTGCTTTGGCAGTATCTGGAGCAGCAGGAGCAGCGTCTCTCGTGGTGGCAGTATCCAGCATTCTTAGTCTGATTCCGCTCCTGTTCGAATCAATCGGAGAAGGAATCCTTTCTCTAGCAGGAGTAATCGCAAATGGTGGACCAGCTATTGCCGAGGCATTTACAGTATTGGTGCTCGCCGCAGTCGAGGCTCTAGTTACGGCTGTGCCAGCGGTCGTGGATGGGCTATTTGTCTTGATTGACAGTGTCCTTTCGGCTCTGGTCGAACATACGCCGACTATCGTGGAGCAGCTATTTGATATTCTGATTGGAATTATTCAGGCTATCACGACGAAACTGCCGGAATTGATTAAGGCCGGAGTAGAGTTACTGATGGCTTTCTTTGACGGGGTAATCGACGCCTTGAGTGGCATTGATGTGAATGTACTCATCAAAGGAATCGCCGGAATTGGTTTGCTTTCAGCGATTATGCTTGCTCTCAGTGCTGTTGCCTCCTTGGTGCCTGGAGCTATGCTTGGCGTTCTTGGAATGGGTGCAGTCATCGCGGAATTGGCATTGGTTCTGGCGGCTGTTGGAGCTCTGGCTCAGATTACTGGGTTGGAATGGCTTATCGGCGAGGGCGGAAATCTTCTTCAGGGAATCGGTACTGCGATTGGCAAATTTGTCGGTGGCATTGTTGGCGGTTTCATGTCTGGAGTCTCCAGTCAGTTCCCTCAAATTGGCGCAGACCTTTCTGCATTTATGACGAATGTGCAGCCATTTATCGAAGGAGCCACACAGCTTAATCCTTCCATGCTGGATGGTGTGAAAGCGTTGGCGGAAACGATCCTTATTCTAACCGCTGCTGATATTCTGAACGGATTGACTTCCTGGCTTACTGGCGGATCTTCTCTGAGCGACTTTGCTACCCAACTTGTTCCCTTCGGTGAAGCTATGCGTGATTTTTCCATCGCCATTGCTGGTATGGATGGGGAATTAGTAGCAAATGCGGCCACCGCCGGAAGGACGCTTGCGGAGATGGCGGCAACTCTTCCTAATTCTGGAGGGGTTATCGGATTCTTTACAGGCGAAAATGATATGAGTGCTTTCGGCGCCCAGCTTATTCCATTTGGCGAAGCGATGATGGGGTTTGCAAATGCCGTAAGAGGACTGGATGCTGACACCGTAACGAATGCTGCTACCGCAGGAAAGGCTATGGCTGAAATGGCGACCACAATTCCGAATTCCGGAGGCGTGGTAGGATTCTTTGCTGGTGAAAATGATATGGACGCTTTTGGCGAGCAGCTTGTGCCGTTTGGTGAAGCAATGATGCTGTTCTCTCAGGCTGTAAAGGGTCTGGATGCAAATGTGATTGTGGAATCCGCTACGGCAGGAAAGGCGTTAATCGAATTGGCGAATACTGTACCGAACAGTGGCGGTGTCGTTGGCTTCTTTACCGGAGAGAATGACATGGATACGTTTGGGGAGAAGCTAGTGCCGTTTGGTAGAGCAATGAAATCCTACTCTGACGCAATTGCAGGTATTGATGTGGAAGCTGTTACGAATTCAGCAACGGCTGGCAAAGCAGTGGTTGAGCTGGCAAATACATTACCGAATACGGGTGGATTGGTAAGCTGGTTTACCGGAGACAACGATATTGCAGCCTTTGGTACGAGCCTGGTTTCCTTTGGTAAGAGCTTCGCACAATACTCCGACTATATGAAGGACGTAGATGCGAATATCGTTACTACCACGACCAATGCTGCGACATCCATTGTTGAGCTTCAGAAAAGTCTTCCCAAAGAAGGCGGATGGTTCTCTGATGATATGACACTTGCCAGCTTCGGAAGCGATATGGCTTCGTTCGGAGCTCATTTCAGCAATTATTACAACAGTATCAGCGGTATTGATACGACATTGCTGTCCGGAGTAATTACTCAGACAAATCGGCTTGTAAGCATGGCAAATGGGATGGTTGGTCTGGATACAAGCGGTATGACTTCTTTCAGTTCCGCATTGACAACGCTTGGCGAAACTGGTGTGACCGGATTTATCAACGCGTTCAATAATGCAGAATCGAAAGTAACGGCTGCGGCTTCGAGTATGCTGTCATCCTTCATCAATGGCGCAAATGCAAAGAAATCCGAACTGACAACAACATTCACCACGCTGGTTCAGGCTGTATTGACAGCAATCAATGGAAAACAGGGCGAGTTCCAAACCAGTGGTTCTACGCTTATGGTTAAGTTTATCGCCGGTGTACGGTCTCAGGATAGTCCTTCCAGAATAACCTTTACCAACATCGTTAGCGGTTGTTTGACTGCAATACGAAATAAGTATGGGGAATTCACATCGACCGGAACCCAGACCATGGTGAAGCTGATTGCTGGTGTAAGATCGCAGGACAGCAGTGCGCGGATGGCGTTCACAAACATCATCAGTGCTTGTCTCACCGTAATTAAAAATAAGTATGCAGAATTCACATCAACAGGTAGAGAGTGCATGGTTAAGTTTATCGCAGGTGTGAGAAGTAAGGATAGTGAACTCCGAACTGCTTTCACGACGACGCTGAGTGGTTCCATAACCGCCATCAAAGATTATTATAGCCAGTTCAAATCCGCCGGCTCATATCTGGTCGATGGTTTCTGTGATGGTATCAGTGAAAATACATGGAAAGCAGAAGCAAAAGCAAGAGCTATGGCAGCAGCAGCCGCTGAAGCGGCAGAAGATGAATTGGACGAGCATTCTCCTTCTAAACGTTTTTATGGAATCGGTAACTTTGCGGGAGTCGGCTTCATAAATGCGTTGATTGACAATGTCTCCAAGGCTGGAAAAGCCGGACGGGAAATTGCCAGATCTTCTATCGACGGACTAAATGACATTATTTCCAGAATTGCAGATTATGTGGATGCGGATATGGATGTCCAGCCTACTATTCGGCCGGTTCTTGATCTGTCCGCTGTGGAAGCAGGGACTGGAAGGCTGAATACTCTGTTTAGCAGAAATCAGGCATTGTCCGTCAGCACTGGGATGAATGACCGGGTTTCTGAGATGGAAGTTCAAAATGGAGAAAGTTCTCCTACCGGAAATACCTATCAATTCACGCAAAACAATTATTCGCCTAAGGCTCTGTCGAGAATTGACATTTATCGGCAGACAAAGAACCAATTTTCGGCGATGAAAGGGCTGGTGGGTAACACATGATTAGAGCAGTAACTGTAACTAATTACTTAGGCGAATCCAAAAGATTTGAATTAGCGTTCCCGGAGGAATCCGGGTTCGCTGTTCAATCTATTAGTGGATTGGGGCCGAGCAAGGCGGATATTAACACGACAGAAATTTCTACGAATGATGGATCGCTGTATAACTCAGCGAGAGTAAATTCCAGAAATATTGTTATGTCTCTGAAGCTGATGTTTAATCCGCAGATTGAAGATACAAGGCATAATTCCTACAAATACTTTCCGATAAAGAAGAGAGTAACGCTTCTCATTGAGACGGATAATCGTATTTGTGAGACTTATGGCTATGTGGAATCAAACGAACCGGACATCTTCAGCAGTGATGAAACGACACAGATTTCCATCGTGTGTCCCGATCCTTATTTTTATTCCGCTGGTCCGGATGGAACCAACACAACGATCTTCTATGGGGTGGAACCTCTGTTTGAGTTCGCTTTTTCCAATGAATCTTTGACCGAATCCCTAATCGAATTTGGCGAGATCAAGAACGAAACCGAGCAGACGGTGTATTACTCTGGTGATGCTGAGATTGGCGTTGTGATTACTATTCATGCTATCGGAAATGTGAGAAATATCACGATTTACAATACTGGGACGAGAGAGGTAATGCGTATTGATACGGATAAACTGGAGCAGCTAACCGGTTCCGGAATGGTTGCCGGTGATGAAATCATTATCTCCACCATTAAAGGGGATAAATCAATTACGCTTCTTCGAAACGGTATCTACACCAATATTTTGAACTGCCTGGATAAAGATTCTGACTGGTTTCAGCTATCCAAAGGTGATAATATTTTCGCTTATGTGGTGGAAGAAGGAACGACCAATGTGCAGTTTAAGATCGAAAACAGAACAGCGTTTGAGGGGGTATAGTTATGGAATTGATTGTTCTGGATACGTCTCTAAAAATGCTTTCTGTGCTTGATACCTTCGAGTCTCTGATATGGACGGAGAGGTATTCCGCCTATGGGGATTTCGAGGTATATACAAGCATCAATGATTCTGTTCTTGAAATCCTGAAAGACGACTATTATCTCTGGCTGAAAGAATCCGACCAGACTATGATTGTCGAGGATAGAAAGATTGAGTCTGATGCCGAAAACGGAAATCACTTCACGGTTACTGGAAGGTCATTGGAATCTATTCTGGAGCGACGTATCATTTGGAAACAAACGATTCTGAGCGGAAACTTTCAAAATGGAATCAAAAAGTTGCTGGATGAGAATATCATCAATCCTTCTGACGCTTCCCGAAAGGTGGAAGGACTGATATTTGAGGCATCCACGGACCCAGCGATTACCGGACTGACGGTAGATGCACAGTTTACCGGAGATAATCTGTATGATGCCATTAAAAAACTGTGCGATTCCAAAAATGTCGGTTTCCGAATCAAGCTGTCCGATGATAACAAGTTTGTCTTTAAACTCTATGCTGGCGCGGACCGTTCTTACGATCAGTTTACGAATCCATACGTCATCTTTTCTCCCAAATTTGAAAATGTAATCAATACCAATTATCTGGAATCAAAGAAGACTTTGAAAACTGTTACTTTGGTTGCCGGAGAGGGAGAGGGAGCCGATCGGAGGACTACAACTGTAGCTTGTGCGTCTGGTGCCGGAACAGGCTTGAATCGAAGGGAGCTTTACACGGATGCTAGGGACGTTTCTTCGACCGTGGATAATGAAACTCTGACGGACGCTGAGTATAACGCACAGCTTTCTCAAAGAGGTTTGGAGAATCTGGCCGAAAATATCGCAACCAAATCCTTTGAAGGTAAGGTTGAAACAACGAGGATGTACCGATATGGAGAAGACTTTTTCCTGGGAGATATGGTACAGATTGTGAATGAATATGGCATTGAAGGAAAAGCCCGTGTCACAGAATTCATTCGTTCCCAGAGCAAAGAAGGACTCGATTCGTATCCGACATTCGTTACCGTAGAATAGCAGGAAAGGGGTGAAGAAAAATGAGTGTCACTTATGGGTTCTATAACTCAAAGAACAAAGACCGACGATACGATGCAATTCAAATGTCCAGTATTTTTGACGGGATCATTCGTGACGGCATTTTGCAGCATGTCGGGACTGCTATGATGGTGAATGCATCTACTGGCATGATGGTGAATGTCGGAATCGGACGGGCGTGGTTCAATCATACCTGGACACTAAATGACGCTTTACTTCCATTGACTGTACCGCAGTCGGAAGTGATTCTGAATCGAATTGATGCGGTTGTTTTGGAAGTGGATTCCAGAGAATCGGTCCGCGCAAATGCAATCAAAATCATTAAGGGTACGCCGGCTACCAATCCGGTGAAACCAACGATGATTAGTACAAATGACCGTTGGCAGTATCCATTAGCGTATATTCGGGTGAATTCCGGGGTTACTTCCATTCGCCAGGCAGACATTACAAATGCGGTTGGTACATCGGAGTGTCCGTTCGTAACGGCTCCATTGGAGATGATGTCTATTGACGCTCTGGTTGCGCAGTGGAAAGACCAGTGGGATGCCTTCTATGAAAAAGAGACATCCGATATGGAAGCCACAAATGCCTTCTGGAAAGAGCAATGGTCAAAATGGTTCAACGCTCAGACAGAAGAAATCCAGCAATCTTATCTGGAATGGGAAAAACAGTGGGACGACTGGTATGCTGCTCAGACAGCGGATATGCAGGAGACAAACGCTCACTGGAAACAGTTATGGGCGTCCTGGTTTAACGAGTACACGAATAATAATACATCCGAAATGGCTGCATGGAGAGAGAACGCTCAAGCATTGTTTGACGAGTGGTTCCAGCAGTTGAAGGATACTCTTTCGGAGGACGTGGAAGCGAACCTGGCAAACCAGATATTGGAGTTGCAGGAAAGGACGAAGATTCTGGAAGAATTTGCGGAAGGACTTCGGACGGAATTCACCGTGTACAACAAGCTTTATGACAATGGATACGAGAACTACGATGATCTTCTCGATTCATCAGAAGGAACTATTATTGACAGTAACGTGGACCCGATTGTGGCGCGTGCATATTCCAGCTCCTTGATTCTGGATAGCAACGGACAGCCCATCGACGGCCGCGTTATTTTTTGCATTAAGTAAAGGAGGATATATCGAGATGAAAATTACGGATTATGAGAAGGTCCAGACGCTGGATGAAAGCAATATTGTCTTGATTGACGGCAACAACGGTACGAAAACCATTCTTGCCAGCGACCTCGCAAAGTCTCTGGTTAAGCTTCTTAGCTCTCAGGATTTTATTTCCGGTGTCAATCTGTCGGAGCTTACGCAGATCAATGCTCTTTCAGCGGATGACAAACTTCTGATCGGAACAGCCGAGGGAAACAAAGCCATTGGTGCGGACGACGCACTCTTTGCGATTCTGGATGCTTTCATTCCGAAGGAGCAGCGTCGAATGATTTACAGAGGGAAGAATCTTGGCGCGGTTGTTACGGAAGAGCAGAAAGCCAATATCAAGAATGGGACTTTCAAAGGTTTCTTCCTTGGCGATTATTGGACAATTGGAAGTTACACCTGGAGAATCGTGGACTTCGATTACTGGTATAACTGTGGTGATACGGCATTCACGACTCCTCATCTTGTTATCATGCCGGACAAGCCGCTTTATAATGCCCAGATGAACGAGACAAATATCACAACCGGCGGTTATGTTGGCTCTAAGATGTATACTGAAAATTTGGCACAGGCAAAGACGTTGGCGGCAAGTGCGTTTGGTAGCTTGATCCTTACCCACCGCGAATATCTGACAAATGCAGTCTCAAATGGTTATCCTTCTGCGGGAGCATGGTTTGATTCTACTTTGGAACTTCCAAATGAGATTATGATGTACGGAAGCTTAGTGTTTACGCCGGCTGGAGATGGAACAACGATTGTAAACCGTTATACGACAGGAAAGACACAGCTTGCTTTATTTACGGTAGTCCCGAAGTTGATTTCCAATCGTGCAACGTTCTGGCTCAGAGATGTCGTTTCTTCGGCTGATTTCGCTTTTGTGCGCTACTATGGCGATGCGAACTACAGCTACGCTTCGTACTCTAGTGGGGTTCGTCCGGTCTTCGCTATTGGTTAGTCTGAATCCGGGGGCCTTGTGCCCCATAAAAACCGTACGCAGGTGACGACAATTTGTGTTATAAAGGAAAAAAATCTAAAGAAAGGCAAGAATCAAAATGGATGATAAGATTTATAAGATCACTCTTTCCGATGGAACTGTCATTGATAATCTGAAAATGAATGGAAACAATTTTGTTTCCACCGTTGAGATTGATAAATCGGTGTTTGACGGAAATCTTCTTTCGGTAACCATCAATGATGGTGAAAAGGACGATATTCATACTAATATGGAGCTAGTTCAGGTCACAAAGATGGGGGCTGAATACTGGTTTGTACTTCGGGACATTCCCGAAACCGAACTGGCATTTATTAAAATGCAGTCAGACATTGAATATGTTGCAATGATGTCCGAAATCGAACTGTAAAGGAGGAAGAGATCATGGAAGAGCATAGCAAAAATTACGACAAGGTAAAGCGGTATTATGATATGGGTATGTGGAACGAAGTCCGCGTTCGTAATGCCGTAAAGATGAATTGGATTACAGAAGAAGAATTTACAGAGATCACAGATAAGGATTACGCATGAGCGTCCTTGTGAGCGACCGGACTGAATCCAAATTTGAAGCGATTACATATTCTATCGAATTGCATGATATGTTGATCGACCTTATGCAGCGTAGTTTCGGAGTGAAAGATTTGGATCAGCTTGTTCGTGTAAGATATGCTCACGGAAAGGATGCGACAGAAGACTTTTCACGGTATAGGTATTTGATGCTGAACTACAAAAATCGTATTGACCAGTTGGCTTCTATGCTAACCAGTAACGTGCGGGCAGCAAATTCTATCTATCCGACTACGCTGCATGAATATGAGAAAAGAAGAGATTATCAGAATACAGCCATAGTAAACTGCGAGCAGCTTTTAAAAGAGTTGCAACGAATCGTTGAGATATTCGAAGTGGACGTTAATCTTTACAGTCGCTATGTTAAAGCTATCGACCGAGAAATCGGATTGATAAAGAAGTGGCGTCAACGAGATAACCGAATCAAGTCACAGTTAAGAGGGTAATGTCTAATTATGCGTCGTTTCTTCGGCTAATTTCGCTAATGTGAACAACAATGGCAATACGAACTACAACAACGCTTCGAACTCTAATGGAGTTCGTCCGGATTCTCTGCCTAACCAACAGAGAAGGAGACATTGTCCTTTCCGAATGGATAAATAGCAAAGCCGGACGCAATTTACTACGGTAAGTATTGCTATCACGGTGAATGATTTATGAACTACGAGGAGATTATCTGTGACGCCAACAACTTGTATAGGGCTTACAAGGTTTCTGTCAAAACCAGCAAATGGAAGGAAACTACCCAGAAATTCATGATGAATTTTCTTCGGTATATCTTTTCCATTCAAGACGACCTGATGAATCGGACCCTTCAAAATGGACCGACGCAGGAATTCACGCTGTTTGAGAGAGGCCGAGTAAGACCTATTACAAGTATTCAAATTCGGGATCGCATTATTCGGCATGTCTTATGCGATGAAGTTTTGCTTCCAGAAGTGAAGAAGCATATTATCTACGATAATTGCGCCTCGATTAAAGGAAGAGGTATCTCCCACCAGCGGGATAGGTTCGAAGTTCATCTCCGTAAATACTATCGGTTGTATGGAAATGAAGGATGGATATTGTTCGGAGACTTTTCCAAGTTTTATGACAATATCATTCATGAAATTGCCAAACGGGAACTCTTAAAGCTGTTTGATGACGATGAATTTATTGACTGGCTGTTGACACAGATTTTTGATGGATTCAAAATTGATGTTTCTTACATGACGGATGAAGAATACGCCAGATGTATGTTCAATACTTTCAATAAGCTGGAGTATAGGAAGATTCCAGAATCCACACTGACAGGCGAAAAGTGGATGGAGAAATCGGTAAACATTGGCGACCAGCTATCTCAGGTAATTGGGATTTATTATCCGTACCGGATTGACAATTACGTCAAATATGTACGGAGTCAGAAGTTCTATGGAAGATACATGGATGACTGGTACATCATGAATCCGAGTAAAGAGGAATTGTTGGATTTGCTTGATAATATTCATCGGATTGCAGAAGAGTATGGAATCCATATCAATAAGAAGAAAACTCGTATTGTGAAGATTTCCAGCACTTATAAATTTCTGCAAATCAAATATAGCTTAACGGATTCCGGAAAGATAATCAAACGAATCAATCCAAAGCGGGTTACTACGATGCGAAGAAAGCTCAAGAAGCTCGCTGTCAAGGTGAAGAATGAGGAGATTTCGTATGAAAATGTAGAGAACATGTTTCGAGGCTGGATGGGAGGCTTCTATAAGCTTTTATCCAGGGAGCAAAGGAAAAACTTAATAGGTCTCTATGAAGATTTGTTTGAAAAATCGATTACGATTGTCAACAAAAAGATCGTTGTAACCGACAAAATCAAATAAATATTGGAGGATGCTAAAATGGAGCCATGGTTTCAAATGGTAGCAACAATTGTTTGCGCCGTCATAGCTTCTTCTGGGTTTTGGGCGTATATCCAGAAACGAGGCGAAAAGAAAGATGTAAAAACTCAAATGCTCATCGGATTAGCGCATGACCGGATTGTGTATCTTGGAATGTGTTATATCGAACGAGGATGGATCACTCAAGACGAGTATGAAAACCTCAATGATTACCTTTATAAACCTTATGAAAAAATGGGTGGGAATGGTTCGGCACAGAAAATCATGCTGGAAGTCAATAAACTTCCCATCCATAAATCAACATATGTGGAAGAAAATTAGTAGGAGGAAAAATCATGATGGAACAGATTATGAACTATGTGCAGCCGGAACTGATCGTCGTGGCGATTGTCTTGTACTTCTGTGGCATGTGTCTGAAACAGACGCAGACAATTAAGGACAAGTATATTCCGCTGATTCTTGGTGCTTCTGGCATCGTCCTTTGTGGGATTTGGGTTCTGGCAACGTGTCCACTGGGGAACGGTCAGGAAATTGCAATGGCTATATTTACAGCAATCGTTCAGGGAATTTTAATGGCGGGCCTCAGTACCTATGTGAATCAGATTATTAAGCAGGCAAATAAGGACGAGTAATGAACAACTAGAGCGGGTAACCGTTCTTTTTTTATGTCTAAAAAGAGAGGATGAGAGAATATGGCTATTAACAAAGTAATCTACGGTGGCGAGACACTGATCGATCTGACCAGCGATACCGTAACCGCTGATAAGATTCTTTCCGGCTTTACCGCGCATGACAAGGGGGGGGAGCCGATCACAGGTACTTGCGAATATGATGTAAACTCTTCCGATGCGACGGCGGCCGTTGCTGAAATCCTTCAGGGAAAGACTGCGTATGTACGAGGTCAGAAACTGACGGGAACCATGAAGAATAACGGAGCGGTGACTGGAACGATTTCTGCTAAGGATGAAGAGTACACCATTCCGCAGGGACACCATGACGGTTCTGGTAAAGTTGGTATTGCGGCATCAGAAAAAGAGAAACTTATTCCAGACAACATTCGGGAAGGTATTACCTTGCTGGGTGTAGAAGGCGCCATGTCTGGTACAGAAGATGCCAAACCCCAGGCAAAGACAGTAACACCTTCGACGGAATCGCAAACAATCCTTCCGGATTCTGATGACGGATACAATTATTTGTCTCAGGTTACGGTTAAAGCAATCCCATACAATGAGAGTGAAAATCCCGCTGGAGGTACTACGGTAACTATCGGGTAGGAGGGAAGCTTAAATGGCTACAAGTAAAGTCGTTTACAGCGGCAGAACCCTCATAGACCTGACTGGGGATACTGTAACTGAAGAAACTCTATTACGTGGTTATACTGCTCATAAAGCGGACGGAACGTTGATAACGGGAACGGCCTTTGATGGTTATCCGAATGAGTTTACATTCTTGGATGTTCTGGAAGACTCGAACGGACATGCAATACAGGATTCTTCAGAGGATGTTCTTTATGGGCGGACTGTATATCGCAAAGCAAGAAATAATGTGATATTTGATTCGTACGGAGACATCATAGAAGATAGTTCTATCGTATAA